GAGTTGCCCGCGCCATGCGCCACAGGTGCAGTACGCGCTCATCGGCGTTTCTCCCCGCGGTCCGCGGCCGACGCCGCCGTCTGACGAACCGGGCGATTCCACATCCGCGGACCGCGGCGCGCGCCGCTCGGTCCCGATGAACACACCCCATTGGTGATCGCAGTCCACGTCTCCGTCGAACACCAGATCGGGAATGTCGTAGCGCCTGAGCGCCCAATACGGCGGCGACGTGACGACGCACTGCACGGATTCATCCAGCAACGTCTTCAGCATCGAAAGGCTGTCGCCGCGTAGAATAGTCACTTCGCCAACCACTCCCGCAGGTCGTTGATGTCCATAAAGATCGGCATGTCGTGAACGGATGCCCACTCCCGCTCAGCCTTCGCGCCAGTACTGCGCTCCCAGTCAGGCGTCATCAACATGGCGTCACACCGAGCCAGCAACTCCAGATCGCCGTCCAGCCACACCGAATCGTCGGCCGCGCCTTGGAAGAATCGCGTGTTGGTGTGCGGGCAGAGTGCCGCCGCTCCCATGCGCCACACTTCCAGCGACAGCGCCTCTGCTCGGCGGATGTTCTGCTCGATCTCCCACGCGTTAGGGCCACGAAACGGACCAGCGATGTAAACGACTTTCACTTGGTCTCCGCGTGCAGGTTCCGCCGACGAATCACAAGCGGCCGAGACTTCGCGTCAGGGTGCCAGTGGAAAAAGATCGGACGATCCGCTCGCTTTCCTTCGATCAGGATCCAGCCGCGCTCGATCAAGTCATGCGCCAAGGCTGAGACGAGGATGATGTTCATCGGCCGCTCCCGCAGTGCTTTGCTCTGGCTGCGCTTCACCAGATGGTGATGCTCGCGCCGATTCGCCGGGTCGATAGCGCCCGCTGTGAGGTGCCGTCCTGTCACCCAGCAGATACCCTTGTCGCGGATCTCGACGGCCCTGTACGCGGCGTCCAGCGCCTCCTGCCGTGCCTTCCGGCGATCGTGCCGCTCCACCTTCACGGGAGTGAGATCGCTCTTGAAGTGAGGCTCGGTCCAGCGAACGAGTGACATCAGTGAATCCGCTGTCCCTTCACAATCGCCATGCGCTGCCGTGCCGGGATCTGATCGCGCCCGATCACACTCGCTTGCGAGAACTGCCGCACCGCCGTGGGCCTTGGATTCCACTCACGCGCAAACTTGTCCGCCCGCCGCAGGGATCGCCTGGCCTGTCGTTTCCGCCACCAGATCTTCAGTTGCCAAAACACGTCGCCAAATACCAACCCTACTAATCCAGCCATGAGGAGACAGAAGGCGAGAAAGGCGACGAGGATGAGCGCACTACGCATGGGAGTCTCCGTGTAAGTCGCGAAAGTCGCTGTAGCGCATGACCACCAAGGCGTCAGCGTCCTCCTGGCGTGGCTTGCGCAGGATCAACACGCCCACCTTCCCAACTCGCCCAGCATCCGCCACGATGCCGCCTAGCCAGTCGAACAGCCACTCTGGCAGCGCCTTCCGCAACTTCAGTTGGCAATGAAACATTGTGGTCACCACATCCGCGCCGTGTCGATCGATACCTGTCACTGGAATGCGCCGGCCTCCGAGGTGCTTGCCGACTCTGCGCTCCCAGCCTTTCCATGTGTTGCGCGCTGTCACCGTTGCAATCGCATTTCCTCTTGCGCGATCCGTCCGTGATGCCGCAGCGATCGGATCATTTCCAGAATCAGCGTCTCCGTGTCTCGAGCTTCCCGACGCCTGGCATACTGCGGCATTGTTTCCGCCAGCACCTTGGCCCGGTTCGCCGCCTTCTCCGCTTTCAAGCATCCCAACAACACAAGATTGAACTCGGCATCTGCGTCCCTGATTTCTTCCAGGCAGTTGCCTAGCAGGGCAGAAAGCCGGTTATCCAAGGCCGCGCCACGCTCCGGGGTCACGTTGCCGGCCAAGAGCTCACGCTGAACTTCTGACACCATCTCGCGGACGGTCACGGCCCGATAGGCTCCCCAGCTTCGACATCAATCCTCGCCACAACCTGCACATCCAGAGGCTCAGAAGGCAGCAAACCCAGCCGTCGCGCTTCTCTCGCCACATGTCGCGCGAACCACACTGCTGAGGCCTGGTTAAACTGGTCATCGCCGTGCCACTCGGCAGGGATACAGGCTTTCTTCACGGCCTCCAGTAACCCTTGGCAGGCGTAGCGGTAACTGACGTGATGGCCCATGCCTCCGCCATGGATGTCGCGGTCGTCGCTGCCGTTGTAGTAATGCGCGTCCACTTACAGCACCGCCTCTGCGGGTTGCGGAATCTCACGAATGATCCCCAACCGATGCGCGAGCTGCACCGTCAATTCCACGTCTGATCGACAATGAGCCGCCACCTGATCCCACTTGCCCTCTGCCACTAAGGCTGGAATCTCTGAGCCGCTGACACCGTCTTCGCATGGAATCTCAAACCGCTTGCAAAAGGCTTTCAGCGTGCGCTTCATCGCGCCTTGGTCGTACGTCCCATCGCCAAATGTCAGGTCAATAAACAGATCCGTGACGCCTTTCCGGCTGTACTTGCTGAAGTCCAAGATCGGATGAGGCACGCGGAGGTACCGGGATCGCTGCACCATGAACCGAAGGTCAAAACCTTTGAGATTGAATCCGACGAGCGTGCGATGCCTCGACTCTTCCCAGAACTCGGTGAGCGCGTCCTGCTCCTCCATCTCGTCGGCACAGACGCGCACCACGGTGCCGGTCTGCTCCGTCCACCAACCCATCGCGACGATGCGGCCCACGTTCCAATCCAGCGACAGCCGCTCAATGCGTGCCTGTTCCTTGTCTGCGATGTCCGCCTTGATCTTCTCAACGTCCTTCAGCCGCTTATCTGGCTGCACCGGCTCGAGAAAATCAGCGGCATTCGGAAGGCCACAGGTTTCGATGTCAACGATGATCGGCGTGACGTTCATGGCTCAATCAGAAAGGGATGTCGGAGTCGTCGATAGCACCCGCTGGTGCATACTCAGGTTCAGGCTCAACTCGGCGCTGGCCCTTGACGGCCGGATTCTTCACGCGGATCGCTTCAACCGTTTCACCCTGGAAATCCACTTCCGTAGCGAACAGGCGAATCTGGACACCGTGCCAGTCGTCGGTATCGTGTGAGCTGGCAATCTCGGCGATCTTTTTGGAGTTGGTTTTGTTCAGCACCATCCCCTTGGTCTTGCCCGCGAAGTAGACCACCGGCTTCATTTCCTTCCCGCGGCCGACCGGCTCCACTTCGACACGGTCAATCGTCACGACCGGCTGTGACTCGCCAAGGTCGGACGCCTTCAGGTAGTTGCTTGGAAATGCGTCGTTAATGTTCATATCGCTCCTATCCTTGATGCGCGCTCACGAAATGCGCCTCGATGGCCTTGCTCATCTGCACCTCGGCCGCGCCAACAGTTACCCCTATTCCCTCGATCTCCATGCCGCATGTCGGACACACAATCGTGGCGAACTTGAGGCCTGTCAGGTTCCGCTCACGGTGCATTGCTACCTTCGCCGCTTGGATGTCCAGCAGATCCTGGGTGTGAGAGACCACATGCCGATCGCGGGTGAACGCTGCCACCTTGCTCATGTCAGCCTGCCCTTCAGACCCACGCTTGGTAATACAACAGCGATTTGCCGACGAGAGACTTCTCCGAATGTTCAGCCGCGCATCAAGGCGTAGCCTTCTAAGCCAGTCCGAAACGTGACGCCGTTCTCGCCGCGCTCTGCAGCCGCAACCAAGTCATCCCACGGCAGACCCGCGTACTGCCCATAGACCGCACGCGGGATCATGACCATCCGTTCGGTATTTGCTGCCTTCGCCATCTAGCCCACCTTCTCCTCATCCCAATCCACGGTCGTTCTAATCCGCACGTTCGGATCACCTTTCAGCAGTGACAGTGCGTAGCGCCGGAGGGCCGCTGGCCGTGAGGCAATCCGCCCCAAGTAGTCAGGCACCTTCTCACCGCTGATCACCTTGGACATGAACGCTTCGTCGCCATAGACCCGCAATGGGTCGTCCCCAACTGCACTCTTCACCGCGGCGCCGATGCTGGCTTTGCCGGCCTCCATCGGGTGACGGTCCACTTTTAGGACCGCGCTCTGTGCGCTGGCTGGTAGACGGTCCAGTCTTTTGTCTTCCCCCAGCCGTGCGCCTTTTGCGACGATGTCACTCATGCCGCAGCACCGACCGTCTCTCATCACTGCTCGCCAGGATGTGCCCCAGCAACTCGGCGGATCGCAGGAGGCTGTCTTGCACCTCACACCGCGAGCGACGAGCTTCGGCCTCGCTGAGATAGCCAGAGCTCACGAAGCCGCAGGCGCAACAGGCGAACCAATGCCCGCCGAACTCGATCACCGAGATCCACTCGTGCTCGATCTCAAGCAAGCCGAAGACCGGCTGATTGAGGCGCTGTGGCACTACAGAAAGATGCGCCAGCGTCAGGCGATCAGCGGCCATGAGTGACACCTTCAGCTTTGGCAATGGCCCGCGTGGCGACACAGAACACGCACCCAGGCTCGCAGTCGCTGTCGCAAGGCAAGAGACCCTGCATCGTCACGTCGTGCAATTGCTTCAGCGCGGCCAGCAGTTCTGGGTACAGGTTGCAGGCGTGAACGATGTAGGCCGCATCACAAATGCCGTGTGGCGAGTTGATAAATCCGATCTCGGCCACTCGCCCCTGCGAGCTTTCGATGTCGGTCTTATAGTGCGGCCCGACGTGCCACGGCAGCGGAGACAGAGGAGCCAGCGTTGACGGCACTCCAATCGCCTCTTCCACGCGCGTTGCCTCTTCTTCTCTCTCAGCCACGGCGATCCTTGTCTTTAATCCACAGCCCGAGACACCCAGCGATGAAGAACAACACCAGGATCACAAGCGCGCCAATAGCCAACGGGCTAGACATGGGACTTCTCGCGGGCTGCAATCATCGCGTCAGCCACGTCGTACGAGTCGGCCGCAAGTTTCTTGGCGTCAGCAGGCTCAATAGGTGGTGCCTTCGGATGCGCCATAAACCCAACCAGTGCCTGCCCAGCGAAGTAATCCCGCAGCGACATGCCCTCCTGCGCTGCGACGTATTCCTTGTCGTCGCCGCCGCAGTCGATGTAGGCCGCGAGGCGCGGAAACGCTGGCCCGCCGTTCTTCACATCAGCCATGAGACTTAACCCCGGCCTCCGCGCTGAGCATGTATTCGCTGATGACGAACTTCCGGCCGTCCTCATTAACATGCCGATAGCGATTCTTTACGTCCAAGAACCACGGCTCCTTGCGGAGATTCGAGATTCTTGTGCGCCACGCATAGCCACCAGCGACCGTCGCGATCACCTTGCCGTCGATCCATTCACCCCGACGCGCGAGCAGCAATCGAGCAAGCCGCGCACAGGCCGAGTTGCGAACAAGGAGCGATTCCAGCGATGGCATGACTGGAGAATCAAGAAGAGAGGGCTGCACGCTCATTGCCCTGCCTTTGCTGGTGGAAAGATGCACCCGGTCAGTCGTCCATCCCACACGGATGTCGTGGGGATACCGCCAGCGTCAATGCAACGCGACAATGGCGTCTCTTTGATAGGCTCCGGCGGTGGTGGCACATATGGCGGCGCAGTTACCAGAAAGATCAAGCCTGCCGCGATGACGCCAATGAACAATGACCATCTAACCCACATCGGCCACGGCTTTAGCGACGTACGCGGAGTGATGCCCATTTACGACACCCTCTGCAACTGATGGAAGCCGCGCGAGCCTTCCACGTCTCTGAGAACGTCAACTCGGCGCCAGCGGTATGGCCTGACCTTGAACGGTGCCGGCCTGAAGTCGCCGCGTTGACAGGCCTTCTTCACCGCCATGACCGACCGCTGATAGATCGCGGCAATTTGGTCAGGCCCCAAAACAGTGGGCCATGTCGCCGTGTCGATGACATTGAAAGGCGTCACGCGGTCCTCGCCATGTCCTGATCGCCAAATACCAGCGTTCCGGGCTTCAGTCGAAGCGCTCTCTCCAGCGCATCGACCGTCTCGGGCGTGGGTTTTTTAATACCGCCGCGCTCCAATCGGCTTACCGTTGACTGATCAACCCCAGACCGCTCAGCCAGCGTTTCTTGGTCCATCCGTCGTCGCTTGCGTGCGCTACGTAAGTCGATCTGTTGCATACGTGCGACCGAGGATATATGCACATATGCGACGTGTCAAGCGTGTTGTTGCCTCTATGCGCACATTGTATGGAGGCGCGGCGACGTATGCAGGAATGCGATAGATACTTGGCGGCGATGGATCTCATCGCCGTGCGAGAGGCGCTACGGCTATTGCGCGTGCAATCGGATAAGAGCCTCGATGAGATCGAGGGGCTGAATCGTTCGACTGTTCATCGAATCGAGAACGTACGCGGTGTGAAGGGCAAAACGTACTCGCCTGAACTCTCCTCAGTCGCACGGATTATCGAAGCGTGCGGCAGTACTCTCGCGCAGTTTTTTACGAAGCTGGACGCGCTGAGTCAGACTCTGGAGAATGAACCGGATTTACTGGACAAACTGGCGGACGAACAAACGGTACGACAAGTCCTGTGGTTCTTGAAACTCCCGGAGTCAGCGCGTCGGGCAATGACTCTGGTTCCTCCGCCGAAGTTAGCGCCAACGCAACCACAAGCTGCCGGACCCACACCCGCACCCATACGGGCAGCCCGTACCACACATCGACCAGATCGGCGTCGACCGTCTGGACCTCGCAAGACTGGTACGTAGTGGAGTCGTTGCAGGATACCGACCGCCGCGCCGCCGCCGATCGCCGCATGATGGCCTCCTCGGATCGGTGTGACAAAGTGTGAAGCCTAAATGTCAAGTAGTGGTTGGTCAATACCCAAACCCAAAAATATTAGAGATCGCCGGTATGACAGGGGAGTTCACAATGAGCAGCCGCACAGGCTTACAGCTATGTGTCGCTAGAGTCCTATTGATCGTCTACTTGAGTGTTGGATTGGCTTCCGCGCAGTTGCCGATTCACCTGTACGTGTTCACGCCAACTGATCCAAGTGGCTTAACTGACGAGGCCACCAGAGAACGACTCGCCGCCGTGGCGGACATGAAGAAACGGCTGACACAGATGAAAGATGTCACGATCACTGAGTCTGCAGACGACGCAACTATCCGACTTGAGGTAATCAGCGTCGGTGGCGAACCAACCGGCCAGACCTTCGCTACTGCCGTGCCCATTGGCGGTGCCGTCGTGATCTCACGGTCACCTCCGATGGCGATCTTTACCGGGCGGGTGAAACTCACCAGCGGTACATTTACGACGGAGTTTGATGCTGGCCTAGGGCCGTTCGGTCGATCAATTGGCGAGAACCTCGCACGCAAGGTCGAAGGGTGGCTGAACAAGAATCGGAAGGCGCTCGCGAAGTAAATCGTGCCACGTCAGGGCAAACGGATTCGGTTCACCAAGAATGTGTATCGTGAAGGCAAGGACGGTGCGTACGAAATCCGCGTGGTTGTGGGCGGTACCGCCTACTACGCACGGATGCCGAAGGACTCCACGCCAGACGAGCTATTAACGAAACGCGCTCAACTCGAAAGCCAAGGCAGAACCGAAACCCCAAAGGCTGAGCGCGGCACGCTCAAGGCTGACACGCCGAAGTACCTAAAGCTCGTTGCCACGCTCGTTTCCTGCCGCAATCGCAAAGCCCACCTGGCGCACTGGAATGCCCTCTTAGGCGACGTGCCGCGGCACCGCATCAACCGAACGGACGTGCTCGCCGCTCGCGTGAAATGGCAACAGGCCAAGGCAGCTCCGCGCACCATCAACCACCGCTGCGAAACGCTCCGGCATCTGTACCACACGCTGGACGGCAGGAGAGCACCAACGCCCGTTGACGATGTGCCGCCGCTCCACGTGCCTAGGACGCCGATCCAGCACATCGACGCCGAGACGATCCTGAAGGTCGATCAGGAGTTGCAGGCGAGAGAGAAAACAGGCCACTTCACCGCCAAGACTCGCGCACGGTTCCGCGTCCTCGTCTCAACTGGACGCCGGCCGTCAGAAATCATGCGAGCAAAAAAGGGCGACGTCGATCTTGAGCGCCGTGTCTGGTTGGTGCGAGACGGCAAAGGCGGATGGTCGCCGGGCCTCTACCTCAATGACGACATGCTGGCTGCGTGGAAGCTCTTTGCAGAGGTTGATGCATGGGGCGAGTATGGCACCTCTGCGTTTGCGAAGACGATCAGACGATGTGGCTGGCCCGAAGGTGTCAGACCCTACAACGCGCGACACTCAACATGGATTGAAGCGGCCGAGCGAGGGGCTGATTTAGCGGACATTGCCGCCGGAGCAGGACACTCCGATACCCGGATGACTCGCCGGCACTATGTACCCGTCCTGAACTCGCGGATGCAGAAGCTCGGGCAGTTGCTGGAAGGGCGCTTCGGGGGATTTCCTGTGGTGCCAAAACGTGGGACAGCTGCAAAAGTGAGAAAACAGGAACGAAAACGAGGCTAGAAAAGAAAGGCGGGGGGTGTGGCCGTGCAGACGTTCTAGGGGCTTTCGTGTGCGATCACGCCAATAGATATGGGACTTTCGCCGCTTCTAGCCTACCTGGAACAGTGGACACGAGAGGACATAATACGCCATAAACCTTACGATCTGGACGACACGTGTGGAGAATATTTGTGGGAATTTGTGGGACGCTAGCCGGAAGCCGGTCTCCCACCTCCGACGCTCAGGGGGATCCTGATGGACATCGGTCCCAGCGGTGAGCCGACTTCCGGCCAGTCTCTTAGGGCACTCTCAGCACATACAGATCGAACCTACCAGCAACATTCGAGACGTAGGCCGCGACGCTGCCATCTGGCGAGAGATTTCCGAACACCTGCGTCTCGTAGGTGCCATCACTCACCATGCCGTGAGGAGCCAGCGACGTGACGCCTGAGCCATCCAGCGCAACCATGGACAATTTTTCGGCATCGCTCAGTAGACACTTGCCAGCGCGCACCGAGACGTGGCCCATGCCCCACGTCGGGAATAGCAGTCGTCGCTCCAACGTCCTCAGATCCAGATACGTACAGGCTCCAGCCTGATCGTCTTCACCCACGACATAATCAGGTCCGCAGTCAACGTGGCTGAGTGCCCCTTCGGCATTGGTAATCCAGCGCTCGCCCCAACTCGACAAATCAACAATCAGATTGCCGTCTGATTCTTCGATCAGCAAATGCGACCCATCGGATGTCAGGTGGGACTCGTCCAGCACGCCCTCGGCTCCGTAGAACTGTTGTGCGCCATCCTTCTGCACGATTGTCCCAATGTTCGGATACTTACCGTCGGTAACAATCTGGCGCACCGTGGCGCTATGCGTACGGCCATCCTCGGATGAATGACTCTGCCACAGGTCACAGCCTGGATGCGTCTGCGAGATGTCCAGCGCGATCGTCTGCTGGCCGGTAAACGGATTGACGCGCAGCAGGCGCGGGCCATCGCATACGTAAATCCATCCAGATGCGTCCCAGTACATGCCTTCGCCGGTTGTGACAAACGGTAACAGCGGGCCGAGCCGAGTAATCGCAGTGCCTTCAATCTTGAAGAACCGCGGGTGTCCATCTGCGTTGCCGCAAAAGGCAAACCAGACATCTTCGCCACGGTTATAAACCTGACTGTGGTAGCTGTGGCCTCTGTTTGGAATCTCACCGTCCCGCTCATCGGTGACTCTTATTGACGTGACAGATCCACTTGGCGGAGGCTCAAGCGGAGGCGCTGGCACTGTGGCAGGTTTCTTCTTGCGCCAGCGCAGATCGAGGAGGCTCATATCAGGTGTAGAATCGGCATGTGAATCACCAGCGGTGGCACGATGCAATCAAGCAGGTTCGCTCTGAGCTATCGGCCTGGGGTATTTCTACCGACCACTTGAGCGACCACGAACTGAACACCGCGATCAACACCCTCTCTCAATGCCTAAGTCGTACTGGCCTTACCGTAACTGAAGCAATACGCGCAATAGGCCAGTTGAACGCCGCCATGACTAAGCGGCCCGAGAACTTCACGGCTTGATCGCCTGCACAATCAACACCCCAAACGGATAAGGCTCACGATGTCACTGTCCGCCGAAGCGTGACGCTAAGGCGATGATGGACGCCATCGCGAGCACCAACCCGATCACTCCCACCGCCCAGCCGTACCCACCCTTCAATCCTGCGCGCTCGGCAATCATGTTGTCTTGCTGCTTTTCAATCGCCGCGATCTTGTCCTGCAAGCCTTTGACGATCACGTCCACCTCCGCACGCGGCATGAGGTTTCGTTGCTGATCGGACAACGTATTTCTGAACTCGTTCACGCTGTTATGCATCGCGAACCCGCCTGCGATATAGGTTCGAGTTGATGTCGAGAGCGCCGCAATCATGCCGGCCCCAGCCGACTCTACCGATACCACTGTCGTCTCGCGATGATTACCGTTAATCGGCCGTCCATCCCAGACACCATCAGAGCGCAGGAGCAATCGTGGCGGCCTGATCGTTCCAAGAATCCTGAGAACCTCTGCGCGCCGCGTCACAATGAAATGAAAAAATGGCTGCGTGTGCCGGTATTTACCAGCCGGCCTCCGATGGATGCACAGGGAGACTAGTAAGCGCTCGAGCGCCATGTGAATCCGAGTGGCCGTGTCGCCTTCGCGCTGCGACAGCGTGAGATGCACGCCGAGGTAACTAGTCTCGGATCCCTCTCGATTGCGGACGCTAGTGTTTGACTGCTTCGCGTAACTTAAGCACCCTTCGCCGTCATACATGCCAGCCAGCCAACCGGCCTCCCACGAGTGATCTGGCGTCCACAGATCCGCAGCACGCATTACTTTGTCGCCATGTTTCAGATCAGACGCGCGGACCCACCGCCAGCCGGTACCACGCCGTTGCGCCGATATTGGTAACACTAGCCACGGATGCTGAGCGTTACACCGTACGTCTCCGTGCGTGGTCGTGACATGCAGGAGCGCATCTTCGTGAGATGCATTGGCCGTGACAACGGCACGTCTGAAGCGACGGCCATGCCTAGTCGGTGCATCTTCGTCGCACGCGATTAACTCGTCTCCTACCTGTAGGTCTCCGGCCGGTCGCCAGACGAGGTCAGCACAGAGGATAGGGGTGTCAATAGACACACACTCGAAACGCTTTTCGGCCGCCGTTTCCGCCTTCAGGACCGCCGTCTCCGCCGACTTCATCGCCGTACTCGTGGCCCGTTCGGTTGCGTCGAAGCGTGCGCCATACTTGTTGTCGCGCTCATCAATGAGCGTGATCAAGTGTTCATGTAACGTCTCGACGGTCCACTGACTACGTGGAGTGTCACCAGGCATTTACGGCTCCTTCGCCCAGGCTTTCCATGCCTCGAGGCGTCCCAACAGCTCCTCGATGAGTCCTCTGAGCATCCGCTCTCCCTCAGCCGTCAAGCCTGAAGTTGCCATCGGATCAGCGGGTGAGACAAACACCGGCAGCGGAGGCTTCACGGCGGCGAGGAGTTCAACTGGTGGTGCAACTTTAACAGGGACCGGGACTGATACTTCTACCGTCCTGATTTCTGGCGGCACAACGATGGGTGGCTTCTTGTGGCACCCGATCAGGAACAGTAGCGGTATAATCGCCAGTGTCAGGCTGCAGCGCGGAAGGACGCGCCTTAAAAACAGGCATGTGACGGACAACCACGGTTGCCGAGGACACTGAGCAGGTCTCAAGCCCTGCCGGCCTGACAGCTTCACTTCACACCTCCGAACCGTTCACTCAGCCAGCGATTCATCGCCACATCTCCCACAGGCACCGTCGTCGTCGGTTGCCGCAGCGCATTCGCCGCAGCCTCCCCGTCTTGCAGTTGCCGAATCGTAGCGAGGGCTGCCGCCGCTTCCGCCTGCCTGGCTCGAGTCGCGATGTCTCGGATCTGGGCGTTCTGCCGTGCATTGACCGCTTCAAGGTTGGCGCGGTTGTCGGATTCGCGCTGGAGGTCAACCGCTGTACGTGCCGCAGCCTCCTGCGTCTCTTTCAGTAGGGCTTCTTGCTTTGCAAGATCGCGTTTCAGATCGCGGTTGTTCCACCAGTTCACGGTCTGCATCACCGCGAGCAGTAGGCCCATGCCAGCGCCAACCTTGACCCACATGGGCAACCTAGTGAATAACAGCCAGACCGGCATTTACTTCGCTCCAGTCAACATAAGATGCCAACGCCCCAGCCTGCCTTGATATAGAGCGGCTGAATGTCTTTCAGGATGCGCTTCACATACCTGCGGTTTTCTGTGAAGGCCCACGACGCTCGACTGCTATAAAGTTCGACGTTGCCGAACCATTTAGTGGCGTCCTTACCTTTAGACGCTGCTAGTTTTCGGTCCCGCGCGACCCAGCCTTCGCCGCCGTTGTACCCCGACAACATGAGCGATGCTCTTGAGCACTCGTCAGCCGCGTACGATGCACGTTCCCAGAGAAAGCGATCAAACCTGCTGACAGCCCTAAGTGCCCAACTCGGCTCAAACGGCGCATTGTCGGCAAGGTCAGGAAACAACTCAGAGATCCATTTGGAACTCGACGGCGTAAACTGACTGAGTCCATTCGCGTACGCACTCTTCGCGTTCGGATTCCAACCCGATTCTTGATGCACTTGGCTCGCGAGCAAACTGACCGGCGCATCGAGCCCCCACACTAACCGAGCATTCCCGATTAGTGCCCGCTTATATTGCAGCGCGGCACGCGGGATCACTTGCGCCCACACCGGCACATCCACCGCGATCAGCGTAAATGTCAGCAGCACAACGCGCATCAGATCCCGACCGTGAGTCCTACGATGACAGCGAGCGCAACAATGGCCCGCGCCACAATGCGCGCTGCGCCCACCATATCTGTCGGCATCTCGCAGGAGATGTTGGGCGCGTTACTGAACAGCGTGCGATCGGCCACGTAGGCGAGCATCAGACCGAGGCATACCTGCGCCGCTTTGAACATCAACACCGGCAACTGTTGATTCGCATACAGGCCAATCACGCCGATGAGCACTAGGCATCCTAACCACCAGCCGCCAAATCGCTTCGCGTGCTTGACCGTCGCCTCTTTGTGGACGGGTGTTAACAGTTCCATGTGAACCTCAAATCAGGATGGACAACACCCAGAGCGCCAAGCCTGCTGACTGAAGATTCGCCTTGGACGTCACGCCAAACGTAGACGCGACGAAGCAGATCAACGCCAGCACGAGCAACACGAGATCGATAGACAGACTCATTTCCCCAACCCTCCCGGTGACGCGGCCCGCTTGAGCGCAGCGTGCAGCCACCGCTTCTCTTTCCGAATAAACGCCTTGACGACCGGAGACACATCGTTGCGCGACAGGAGCCGATCCCAGTGCTCTTGGAGATAACTTCTTTGGATCACGTCGGCTTTCTTTGCCATGTCGTCTCCTCTCACTCCCGTGGGCCTCTACGGCCTCCGCGTTTCGTGATTTCATTCCAGAGCGCAGCCCGATCGCGCCGCGACTCCTCGATCAAATCCATCGCCCGATCCAGCGGCAGAAACTTCACCCGCAGTTCATCCGGCATCCGATCAACTCGTGCAATCAAATCCTGAATCGCCGGCAACAACCGCGATGACAACTGGTGGTTAATCGAATCGAGCCGCCGGTTAAACTCCTCCTCATGCTCCTCTTGCCGCTCGAGAATCCGCTGGAAACGCCCCTCAAGTAGTTCGCGTTCGGCTTTCTGCTGGCGACCCCAGACCCAGACAAAGATACCGGCCAGCCCAACGAGAATTGACTGGCCAACCTGTACGCCCTGATACCAGTCCATGACCCGTTCACCCATCCCCTCAGAAACCGTGCAACTGCTCCTCGCGGTTCCTGCCAGAATCTGATCGGGCGGGTGAACCGCAGGACCGTCTTTCCTGCGTAGCTCGCCTGGCCGGCGTTCCGGTGACACGGGACGTCGGCCGCTCTCTCAGGTCTTCACACTAGGCGTACAACGCCTTAACTCTGACCGAATCCACACGCACACTGAAGTTGGCATGCGCCAGATCGGGCGTCACAGTGATCTCCAGTGTTTGAGTGCCGCCGCTACTGACGGTCAGCGCCCTATTGAAGCCGCCACGCATCGTTGATTGCGCTGTGATGCCGCCTCCATCGGCGTCGTCGCCAATACCGAGGAACGATGTCAGGCTCGCGCGTTGGACCGACTCGCTGTTCTGGGCGTAGATCACCGCACGCACGATCCACGGTGCGCGATTCGTCGCATCGTTCAACGAACCGAACACGCCACTGAACACCGACTGGCCGCCGTAGTTCATCGCCATCGACGGCGACCGCGTCCCACCGGAGTTGTTCTCGACGTTTCCCATTAGTTCGATTTCGAGTGCCCCCTGCGTGCCAAGCGTTCCACCAGGGATGCTCGTCGTGAAGACAGTCGTCGTCGTAACCGTATTAACGACCTCAGTGTCAGCAGTCTTCACGGCGATGACGGAATCGGCCCCGGCCCACTGTTGGTCACCTCGGAGAAACGACCGGACACTAGCGGATTGGGATCCGAGCCGAGCGGTCGGAACGGTACCCACCGCGAGTCGTGAGGCGTTGATGAAGGTTCGGACGATACCAGCCACACGGCTCCTTTAACTCGTCGCGTATTCAACGACCGTCACGCGACAACTCACCACGGCTCCCGTGGATGCCTTTGCATAGACTGCGTCTGAAGGTTCAAGGACAATCGCCTGATCCACACCGAACGCGATCACGGACTCGCCCGCAAAGAGCGATTGCGCCATTACGTTCTGTCGATCTGTTTGCGATCCCCCGCTCGGTCGAATCTCCACCGTGGCCGTGCGCGCCGATGAATCGGTATTGCATAAGGTGATGGCCACCACGTCTGCATGCTGCACATTAGATGATGGGCACGCATACTGAGATGCGATACTGGTCGTCAACGCCACACCGTCTATCACTTTGAACGTCACACCAGACACAGCAGATGCGAGCTCGAGGACTTCGGCGCGGAGGCCGACTTCATTCGCCGCCGCATCGGACGAGATCGACCGAATCGTATCGGAAGGATCAAGGAACCACGGTCCCTGTAGCACAACAGTCTCACCAGCAGCGAGGCTATCGGAAAAGATCCGATTGGCAACGGTGCGCGACCCACCAGACTCAATCAGGTGAACGCTCGCCTGTCTTGAGGCCGCCTGGTTATTAGCCAGCGTGATGCTGTAGACGATCGCCGCAGATATGCCTGTGCTGGCTGTGTAATGCGTCGTCTCGCCAGATACCACATCATCCCCATCAACAGACTTCACTGTGGCTGTGACTGATCCGCCATTGGCAATATCAAACACCGGATGCAAAAGCCTGATCGGCACAGACTCTCGATTGCGCCGTTTCTCAGTCTGGTTGTCGCCATCAAGCCACAGAGACACGTTAGGTGCTCCAACTTAATGTCCAAACGTACAGGACGGCAATACTGCTGGTTTTCGCGATTGGCTCAGAGAACAGGACGCGGGCATACATCGTCCCGCCAGTCGGAGCCGAAAAGAGCCCGGCCTCATTGAGCGTGTTCCCGTTCGCCGTGGTGGCAGTCAGGAAATACCGGATCTCAACCTGGGCTTCGCTCTTGGTCTTCGTCGTGAACACGTCCCGCCACACTTCGTTCACGAGTTGCACCTGAGCCGCATTCACCGCGGTCACCCCTGTGCCCACCGCGAACCGAGTCGGATAGGGGATTACGCTCTCGCCAAAAATGGCATCTCGGAGAATGTTCCGACCCGCCAGCACTACGAGGTTATGAGCCGCCATCGTTCGCAACGCGGCCCCAGTCACCGCATCCATGACGTACGCATGAACATTGACCTGTGGCTGAACGCACTCAGCTATCCTCATACCGTCACCCCGATTTCGGATTGCCCGATCTGGGCGAGACCGATCCGAGTTTCTTTGGCGACGGGCGTATCTTGGAGGAAACTGTCGCCGGCAATCACGACATCCGGCATGGATCGCAGGAGCAGGAGGAGTTCGTTATCCCGCTCGACCGATTCACGCCGAGCCGCCATGATTCGTTGATAGAAAACAAGCCAGCCACCCACGGCGTCGCCATCAATCACGCTGACGGTGTAACGCAGGAACTTCCCGTTGACGTCTATGGCTCTAACCGACTGGATGAGGAAATCCCCATCCACGTTGTGCTGCGGTAACGTGACGGTAATCAGTTGGCTTGAGGAGAGCCCGTCCTCGTCGGTCTCAAAGGTGATCGTTTTTCTGATCAACCCATGCCGTTGAATCTTGGCCATCGCCGTGCTGAAGGCCAGATCGGCATCATCAATGTCGCGGTAATCATCAATGGCTTCGTAGAGTCCTGACCCACCCTCAACTGACTGCCGCTCCATGATCCGTGCGTCGTCTTGCGCTTGGACTAGAACGGGATAGAGCCCGCGATAGGCAATCGCAAGACTGTCGCTTGTGGTCGGTGGCACACTCGAGCTCCGCTGGGAGACCTCTGAGGCGTCCTTATTCCAGTACCACTGGAAGGCGTTGTCATCATCAACGCCCCTGATCCCGATCGTTTCTGGAACACCGTTCAACAGGACCGTGGGTTCTTCGCCTATTGGGAATCCGACGTTAAAGGTCTGCCGTACGTTGTCCCCTCTGAACGTCTCCACGAGAACATCCGTGATGTCGCGTCCGGCCCTAATGTATTGCCGGTTGCGATAGGTGCCTCTTGAGGTCTTGACAGAGACCTTACGGATCGTGCTGTTACTCAGGCTCACGCTGAACGGCGCGGCGAGCGCTTCTCGTTGGCGGAAGTGGAACGTCTTGTCGTAATCAATCCACCAGCTATAACCCGTGTCTTCACTGAGTTCGTTCAGGCAATCGGAAATCGCCCGATAGTTGAAGACTTTGCGGACGAAGGTTGGCCCCGCATCAATCGTGGCAATCGTGACGCCTTCGGATCCAAGATACTGCGTAATCAGATCCGTGACGATGACGCCGAAGGTTTGGTTATCGTAGGACTCTGCCGCTAAGTGCCGATCTGCCAGCTGGTTGAAGTCCACCGCCGTCAGCCGGATGATGTTCACCGGCGTATCGGTGGGCTTCCGCATCACGGTAATTTCTTCCGGCTCGTCAATCGTGCCAGCGAAGAGCCGCGAGACCCCGTCGATGTCGTACAGAATGACTTCTTGCCCAACGGTCGGATGATAGGTACCAGCTAAATCGTTCAGTTCGCAGGTCAGGGTGTTGCGGCTGTTCAGTTCATCCGTGTAATTGAGCGTGTTGATCCGCAACTTCAGCGTCTGATCGATTCCGCCGATCACGATGCGGATCGTGGCGCCAGTGGTGCCAATAGCAGGCGCGTATCCTGTGACACCCGCCGCTCCAGCAGGAATCGCGACAACGAGATTCCCGATCACCGCAACGATCGGCGCTCGTCCCGTAACTGTGATCGATCCCTGAAGCAGTCCGATAATGCCTGGGCCTGGCTGCAGGACCGCAGGCGCCAAGCCGGCGAGCGTGAGCGTGCCAGAGGGCTGTCCAACGCGCGTATGAAGTGTTGGCGCTTGCCCAAGAACAACAACCGCGCCTGCTGGAACCGGCTTTATTCCGGCAAAGGCCACCGGGACATAGCCAGTAAACGCAAGCGTCCCGGTATCAGGCCCGAGGAAGAGGACATCAACGTACGTGCCTGCGCCCGTCAGCGTGCCGGCTGGAATCTGGATGGCAGTCCCGGTGCCAGTCGAGCCGATCGAGACAGTAGGCGCCACTCCAGTGCTGACCAGCGCCCCTGTGGCTGGACCTCTGAATGTCAGGCCAACCGATTGACCTCCAACCGAGAGTGTCCCGGCAGGGACTGACGTGAGGCCACCACTAATCCCTGGAGTTGGTAGTTGCCCTTGAACAAGTACGGCAGCGGCTGGAATTTGGATCTGCGTGTTCGCAACATTGATTGACAGGCTGGGTGCGAGACCAGCCACAGCCGCCGTTCCAGTGCCAGTACCGAGGAATCCAACCCCGACCGACTGTCCACCAGCGGTAACGGATCCAACGCCCAGTGACAACGTGACCGCGATAGAGGCGGCAATCTCGAGCGCCACGCCACGCCAGACGGAACTCGTTGCCCACGACGCGGATGCCGTGGTCTCAAACGCATCTGATCGAAATTGGCCTTCCGCGCCTGTTGACGGGTTATTAAAGTTGCCGTCTGATCCAGCCGGTTCAGTCCAACTTGCTCGCGGTGTGGTGGCTTCGTTAGCTAGGTGAGCAAAGAACGCTAGCAGCCTATTGGCAGAATTAGCAGCGGCTGACAAGGACAACGTGCCTGATGTGCCTGTGCCGGTATTCGTGGGATTCTGAACGATCGCCGCAACGGCACCAGCAGTGAGATCGGCGCCAGTCACCTCATATTCAATGATTGATGCGCCAGTGCGATTAGTGGTCCACTGAGCCGTGCAAGCAGCACTCGACGGTGAGGCGCCAGCGTTCGCTACCCAGATCGAGATCGCGTGTGTCGTCGAGAGCGCATTGGCCGAGAGTGTCAGTTTTGTCCACGAGACACCGTGGCCGCTAAATGGTGTGGCGTGGTTCGGATCGGTTGTGCTCCCAGCCCCAACCACACAGGCCACGAGCAACGATCCAGCGGCAGGTGTGTATGTACCTGTGGTGGCGTACGACGCCGCGGCCGTCGTGCTGTATACCGACGCTCGATACGAAAAGCCGAGAGCCATTTACCTCACTGAGACAAGGCACCGACCGACGCCACCGGAACACTCACCGCAATCCTCGCGCGTAAGGTCACAGGCGGAAGAGACACTGGCGGTGAACCAACTTTCACCAACGGCGTTGTATTGGGAATCTCCAGTACCATCCCAGGAGTTACTGGCCCTGACTCGTAGGGCACGCGCAACTCCACGTTTACATCCGCCCAGTGAATCGACAGGACGGCTGGAGTACCTGGATCGTCAATCGGCACCAGCGGAGGCGTGCGCGCCCACAACGCTCCATCACCACGCGCCTCTGCCTGCACCTCTGTCCAGCCGAGGAGTTCGCCAGCGGCGCTGAGCACGCGCAGTACGAGTTTGGTTGTCACGACTTCACCAACGCCACGAGTGCTACGATGCCGAGGAACACCATCAGGATCACGAAGCTACGAAGCACGCGTCCTGGCCCATAGCCATCGAGATACCACTTCACAATGTTCATGACTCGCCTTTCGTGAAGCAGGTACAAGTTGGGCAGTGCTGCTGTTCATGCGCGCGCTGTCCTGCAGGCTGCTGATGCCGCCACAACTCAAGGTTCTCAATACGGTTGTCGTCGCGCACGCCGTTCTTGTGATGCACTTGCTCGTGCGCCTCGAGATACCGTCCCAACTCTTTTTCCATCACTAGTCGATGCTCAGCGACGTACTTACGAGTCCCGACCTTAATTGACGGATGGCCTGGACAATAGATGACGACGTAACCGCTCGGGAGTTTCCGTCTCCCTCCTTGCCAGCGATGAGACTTCGCTCCACTTTCTACTTTTCGCCCCTCTGCTACAGCCGTCTTAACGGCGCATGAACGGCTGCAAAACATGACGTCTTTGCTATAAACCGTCTTGAGAAACTGCTGCCCGCATCGTTGACATTGCCCAACTTTGGCTCGTGTTCGACTATGCGCTTTACCAGTCGGTGATTGCGGCGTGTACCACCACTGCCCCGACTGATCCTGTGAATATCGAGGGTTGTCGGCGTTTACGAGCACGGTATCGTCCGGCGCCGTAGTTTGTGGCCTGTGTGCGTGCATCCATGTAGCTGCACACGTATGCGAACAGAACCGCTGGCCTCCACCAGTCGGCTGAAACTCTGACCGGCACTGAACACACTGCGGCTTTGGCTTCGACGGCGAACGAAGAGAGGCGCCAGCGCATGTTCGCGAACAGTGTTTCTGCAGATAGCCGACGAATGTTTTTCCGCATTGAGGACACACCTTTGGTTCCGTGCGAGTCCGCCCGCCGTTCTTCAGCCGATACCACCATTGGCCGTCTTCATCCTGAAAGCACTTCGTAGATGTAATAAGTGTTGGCATGCCAACACTCTATACTACCTTCAGGTTAAAGTAAATACCCCCGCACTATTCACCTGCAAGGTTAGTGTATTACCGGACGCCAAATTAAACTGTGAGCTTGTTAGCGAGGCAAAACACAACAAGTGCCGTCCGTTGGCCGATGCGCCGGACAGCCAGATCACCGCGCCCTTGATGTTGTTGATGGCGCCACCGGTGCCTGTCCAGACCACATCATCCACATCGAACTTGTACTGCTGTGCGGATGCGCCAACCGTCCACACTTCACCAGTCAGAGCTTTGCCGGACGATGAGTAGCCGTTGGCTTCTGTGACCTCGTTAGTCAACGAGCCATAGACACCGAGCGTCCGCGTGGCGAAGTTAGACGCCGAGGTGTGCAGCGTCATGCGGAACGCTGTGGACGCCAGATTGATCGTGCCGTTTCCGATTTTTTTCTTTGCGAGATTAAAAAGTTTCCAGGCCTGTGCCGCCATTTGTCCTGCTCCTTCTGCGTTGCTACGCGACGCGTACACCCATCGTTGCCAATGCGCCCGGCAGGTATTCCGCCGTCGCGCGCCCTAAGACCCGACCATCGAGCTCTAACACCACCGTGATCGGCACGGCTCCTCCACTAAATGATTTGTTCGCCCCAGAGAATGCGAACTGCTCGGGCCCAGATTCACCAGCCATGAACAGCGTGGGACTCGTGACCGTGCCAGACCCACCACCAGCCATTGGAATGGCACCGGCATTACCGGTAATCCGATCCCATAAACTGACTTTTGACAGACGCTCGCGAAGCGCTGTTTCAAAATCTGGAATCGTGACAGGGATGTTGATCCCTGGGATGTTGTCGATCGCCGTTCCAGTGCCTTGGAGTTTCTTAATCAGTTCTTCTAGTTTCAGCACCACGCGATCAAACCCTTGCGTCATCGTCTCCGCGAAGGTCACACCAGACTTGCCTAAATCGGTGATGGCGGTTCCGTTCTCATCAAGGAGTAATCCCTGATCGATCAACGTTTGCAGGATCGGCTTGAACGCGTTCGGCACCTCCGTGCCGGTCTTGATCGCCGTCGTGAGGTAGGTGTTGATCGACTCGGCCATCTTCTCGTTGACGAGCGTCAGGTTTATGCCGGAGTTGACCAGTACGCGCCAGTCTTCGATCAGGTCTTTCGCCTGTTCATTCAGTTGCTGGCTGCGGAAGGCCGGCCCGAGTTGTTCGATGGTGAAGCCGTACTTCTGAATCGCCGCGGTCAAACGTTCCTGATCGGCGTGCTGTTCCTCGAGGACCGCATTAATTTGTTCGGCCGCGGCCTTTGCGGCCTCAGCGCCCTTCTTGGAGGAATCCCAGAGCGCCTTGACATCACGGCCAGCGTCTTCCGCCGATCGGCCAGTGGCGAGATAGGCATCCTGCACGGCCAGAACAACCTTTTCCCATCGCTCTGTACCAGCGGTGAGCAGTTGCGTGGCCGTCAGGCTGGCAATGAGTTGATCCTCAAACTGCTTGACAACGGCCCGGCCCTCAAGCTCTTTCTGAGACGGACCACCGAATAAGCCCTTAATGAGTCCGCCGAGTTTCTTCAGCCCTGCCCACGCCAGCTCAATGCCCTTATTTATGAGTGATGTGATACCGCCAGATACGAGATGGCCGAAGCCTTCAATAATCCCAGCCCCAAGGTTCTCAAACACACCAGAGGCGCCCTTGCCTCCAGAGATACCGTCCCAGAGCGATGTCATCGAGTCGGCCAACGACTGGAGATAGCCCTTCGTCTTCGTCACTGACTCTGAGATGCGCTGATTACTAATGGCGCCAGGCAACCGATACAGCGCGTTTTCATACTTATTTAGTTCCAGCGTGGCGTGTTGGGTGATGTCTCGCGACTTCTGTAACCAGCCAATCCACTCTGCCTCTGAGGTGTTCGCGCTGGTAATGCTCGGTGGCAATGCGCGCATGGCGAGGCCGAAATCCACCGTGCGGACATTGACCTTGAACGTGGCATCTGCGAGATCGCGGAGCGACTTGGGCGCTGTCTGGCCAAGCCGCTGATACGTTTCGATGGCTTCGACAACAGTGCGATTGACTTCGACCTGTTTGTCTTTGGACAGGCGCGAGACGTTCGACACGCTGCCAATCGCCTTGGCATAGTCATTGGCCCGTGCGATGACGTCACGGCCGAATAACACATCGGCCGTTTTGGCAAAATCGCTCTGAGCCTTCGTCGCAGTTTTGACTTCTCCGGTATAAAGCCGTACGGCTTCTTCTGAGAGTCCGTACTTATCGATCAGCTGCTCCAGCGCATCCCCGCCGAGCTTTTGGGCCGCGTCGATTTGGTCGCGCTGCTCTTTTGTCAGCGCCTTCATCGCGGCTTCGGCCTTCTGGAGCTGGGCCACGAAGTCGGCCTGCGCCACCGTGCCACCAGCGGTGGTATTGGTGGACTGAGACTTGGGTTTCGCATCTTCAGTGCCCTGCCTCAGCCGCGCCGACTCAGACAGGCCTGGCCCGAATGGGCTCACGAGATCGATGAACCCCATCAACGCCCCGCGCCGCTCTACTAGTTCAGTGAGATTTCCAAGGATGCCGCGCACATTCTTGTGTTGCCGATCTTTGAATCGGTCCCACGCGTCACCAGCCCGGTCTAGGGCCTGGATCTGTCTATCGCTAGTGATAGCGGCCCGACCAGCCACCTTGTCGTAATTCGCTGCCACACCAGCCGCGATGGACTCAAAGGATTTCCCGAACAACAACACGCCAAGTTCATTCCGCTTCGTGGCGTCCTGCATTTTCCCGAGCGCGCCCACGACTTGCTCGAATTGCTGTTCCGGTTTTGCGCGCTTCAGCTCCTCAAACTTCAGCCCGAGTGCGCCCACGGCGTGCTCGACGCTATCGCTGTTCCCAGACAGCCTCACGCCGAGCTTGAACGCCGCCGACGCAAACTGTTCCACCGTGCCGCCCGTCTGCTTGGCGACAAACTCCATCCGCTGAATCGCTTCAGTGCCAATCCCCAACTTCGCGCTCAGATCTGCCGTCCGGCTCGCGCTCGCAAATGCCTCCTTGCCTAAATTAACAAGACCAGTCACAGCGCTTGTGACCAGATTGGCAGCAGTGAATGCACCGAACATCTGCGCAAATGATGTCTTGGCCAGGTTCGCGGCTTTCCCTGATAGCGATAACTTTTCGGGGATCGGCGTGATGTTGTCGGCCAGTTTCTTCGCCTCACCACCAGCCGCACTCATGCCTGCGACGAGTTTGTCCGATGCCTGAAGTTCCTCAAACGCCTTTTTGCCAGCGACTCCCATCGCAGCCATTCCGGCCGCCATCTTGTCTGTCCCAGTCAAGACCTTGCGAGTAGCGGCCTCAAGTTCAAGCAATGACGCAGGAGCCTGCTGACCGAGTGCCTTGTACTTGGCTATCGCATCAACAACAGCACTGTTGACGCGCAGTTGCTCTGCTGCCGTGAGTTTGGATACGCCTCCGATGCCTTCTATGGCCTTCGCCATCAACGTGGCGTCCTGAATCAGCTTGGTGCCGGAGAACTGGTTCCCGAACTTGGCCAAGTCCTTATCTACGCGCACGATCCCAGACGAGAAGTCTTTAAGACGTACTTCTGCCTTTTGCACGGCGTCGTTAAATCGAGTGAAATCAGCGGCGAATGTCGCGGAGACCATCTGGTTCGCTTTTTCTGCGCCTATCCAACCGTTACCGCTGGCCGTATCATGTGATGTATTACCATTGCTTTAGCTGCCGTCGCGTGCTTCATTGGCCTCTTCGGTATCGTTGCGAGTTCTGAAGCCACGTTCGGCGTTGCCGTCGTTGGCTTCTCCTGCTTGCTCGGTGTCATCGCTCGTATCACTCAGGCACACCAGCACTATCGTGAACAACATCCAGCGCCAGAGCCTTCGTATAAACGCGCCGCCCGTGAATACAACGACGCGATGGCAACGAAACCGTCCTAGCCATTGCTCGGTTCCCGTTTGGCTTCTTCTTCCAGAATCTCCACCAGCACGTCGTAGTACTCAGGATCGAGCTCCAACAACTCTGGGATGGTCCAGCGCATCACGCGGCAGATGGCGAGATCACTCCTAATTTGGTCGCGCCATCTATCGGTTTTTTTCCCTCGGCCCGCGCGGCCTCCATCACCGCTTTGTGCGCGTCTACGGCATCCTCGATCTCCTTGTAACTGTCTGGATCGAGCGCATCGAGCGCCGCCTGCGAAAACGGCACCGGCTTGTCGTTCGCGTCCTTGAGCGACCAGTCAACGATGTATTGCAGTAGTTCCGCCTTGCCCATCATTTCGAGGTCTGGCGTCACACGGCTATCGCCGGCAGTGGTGCGAATCTCTTTCACCACTTGCGCCATCGCCCGGCGCTGCTCGCCGACGTTCAGCCGTTTCTTGATTTCGACCCAATCGCCTTCTGATAACGGCAACCGAACCGTCTCAGGCTGCACAAAACGACATTTCCCCATATGTCTCCCTATTCCAACGGTGGCCCAAGACTGGCGCTCACCGTGTTCCCCTCGTACGTGATCGACTCAATCGGCCAGCGCCACTCTCCGCCCTTGTGTGGCGCTATGAACATCAACGGACGCTGCCCAAGCCGAAACGCATCGGCCTGTTTCACCGTCCCGCGCATCGACCAGGTCTTCTCTGGCGTGCGCGAGACGGTGTAACCATTGAGTTCTGCAGCCACGTGATAGGACCACTTGATCTGGCCGTTGACGCCCTTGAGCATTTACGTGTTACCCATCACGGGTTGATCAGCCAATTACCTGCAGCGTCGAACGTGCCGTCAATCGTCACTGCGCCCTGCGAATCGCAATTCACGCTCCCATCCAGATACGCCAGGCCCTGGAAGTAGTACGTGGGATCGTTCAAATTTGGGACGAGCTTCAACGTGACTGGCGTGCTGCCCAAGATGATGTCGAACAAATCCGGCGAGGACGCGGTATTCCAAAAGCCGCTGAACGTGCCGGTGAAATCAGGCAAGCCCAACACCTTCTGCTTGTTCGTATCACCGAACGCAGTGACATCCACCTTGTCCTTGCCTAGATTGAGCGTCCAGGACTTGATGTCGTTTTGCACCGTGTGAGCAACTGGCGAAGTGGCGTCACCTCGCCACATCTGACCGTTTCTTCCGTGGATTCTTCCTGCTGGCATTGACCTACCCTCCTCAACAGAGCCAAAAGAACGGAAACAAAACAAAAAGGGCGGCCTACTCCCTACCTCCTCGGTAGATGAGCAAGTCGCCCTCGTCGCGCCTTGTTCCCGTTGTCAACCGAACGCTGCTCGAGACGGCAGGTGTCGGATGCGTGATCAGCGCATCCCACGTTCGGCTACGACCTCGTTACACTGGACTCACTATCACATCGAAGATCCATCCGCGATGCTGCCACCGTGCATCGGTGTCATCGGGATCCGATTCTTGGTATTCAATCGCGCCTTCATCCTCAGACAGATGGCAACTCATCAACCCGTAGCCAGCGACAACTAATTGAGCGTTGTGCAAGAGCGCACGAATCCGTGATGCTGCCTGACTCGCCACTGTGCCACTTGTCGCCTTCACAACGGCCTTAACCAAATAGCTGAAGGCCTCATAGGCCATTTGCCGATCCTGCACGTAGACTCGGCTATCGGCCTGTTTCGATATGATGATGACTTTCGTAGTGCCAGCAGGAGCGATGTCCCGATACGCACCATCAGTCGTCAACGCCATCAGAGTGACGTCAGTTGTCAACTTGGCTGACAGCGCCGCATAGATGGCGGAAGAGTCAGCCACCAGTCACCTCAAAGCCCTTGTCCTTCAACATCTGCTTCAGCCGCTCGAACATCTGTCGCCGCCGTCGTTTCGCTATCGGAACGGTGATTGGCCTTCCGCCGCCGCCAGTCCGACCGTGCATGACACCGCGACTCGCGCCACTCGCCGTCTGCCGTTGTTGCGTGCCGAACTCGTACAGATGGCTATGCGGTGACGTGTTCTTGACAGTGCCGATAAGCAACGTGCTACTCGGGAAGTCCACCTTGACGGTGCGCTTTAAGCCACCCGGGTACGCATTCCTCATCTCCTCCGCTGCGCCTTCCACTTCTTCACGCACGATGGCCAACCCGCCCTCACGAATGTCTTTGGGCGCGTTCGTCAACTCGCGTATGAGTTCAGCCATGCCCTCCAGGCGCACGCCACCAGCCATTAGCTGACGACATCCTCAACAGCCAGCACAGTAGTGCTACAATGTGCGTAGTTATGCCAATAAAACCGCTTGTCAGGACTTGTGCATATTGCGGACAGATACGACCTAACAAGGGCACTAAGCGCCGCTACTGCTCGCATAAATGCCACAACAAAGCCAGGAGCGAATCGCCAAATAGGTTCTGGAGCAAAGTCAGACAAACGGATACGTGCTGGATATGGGCGGCTGGTCCGTTCTCCAACGGGTATGGTCAGTACTCGATAGGGCGACGACCGCATGGTGCTCATCGCATTGCCTATGAATTGACATACGGGCCAATCCCAGATGGGTTGATAGTCGCCCACAAGTGCGACAACCGCCGATGTGTTCGGCCTGATCATTTGTTTCTCGGAACCCATGCGGACAATTCCCGCGACATGGTTCACAAAGGCCGCTCTATCCGTGGCTCTAATCACGGGACACACAAGCACCCGGAGAGCATTAAGAGAGGCGTGGAGCACCACAACCACAAACTCAGTGAACGCGACGTCACGCAAATACGCGCCCTTTCCATGGCCGGACTCACCAAGACCAAGATCGGACGCAACTTCAACGTTAGCCGCACGACAGTTGCCAACGTGCTCTCTGGAAAGATTTGGAAACATGTCGGTTAACTTCATGTAACAACCTCTTCCACTGCCAGCACTAATTCAACGTTGCGCTCCTCTGGATCTTGCACGCCTGTCACCACACCCACATGCGCCCGGCCATCTCTCGGCCCGGTCCAACTCACCCGCGTCTGGGACGTGATCCCACTGTGGTAATCGCACGTCACGATATGACTCGCCGTGGACTGCACGACGTTCGACACGACCCGCTCGAGGTCTCGCGCCGTCGCTGGCTTAATCTCTGCATAGACCATCGGCGGTGAGAGTGCTGCCCACGTCTGCGTAAATCCCCCATCCCCATCCGGCACCTTCGCGCCGGGATTCTCCAGTGTCAGCCGGTGCCGTTTCTGCCCTCGCGTTGCCATCACGCCAACGCCGGATCCCTGAATCCAACGAGCAGGTTCCGAACGGCCTGCCACGCGGACTCGTCGTACTTATCCATGTCATCGCCGCGGTGCTCGTAGTAATGCGTGAGCATAACCAGAATCGCAGCTTTGACATTGGACGGCACCGTCGTCTCGGTCCACGTCGCTGCCGCTCGAATCCACATGATGCCAGTGGCCGTAACAGGCGTCCCAGCAATCGGATACGTGAAGGTATTGGTACCCGTCACTGTCACCACTACTTCACCGTTGTATTCCGGCTGCACCGCCCCTCGGATGAACACCGTGTCACCAGTCGTCAAGCCGTGAACCGTGGCCGCAGTCACCGTAGCCAGGCCTCCGCTATTCGTCAGCGTCGAGACGGCAATTGGACGCCCCTTGAGATAGGCCACGATGATGTCGCTGGCTAATTGGGCCTTGCTCCAGATGTCCGCATTCTCATCGTCGGAGGTGACTCTGAGGTGCTGCTTCGCCTGGGCTAAGCTGATAAGCGTCATCAATGCACCGTCTCGCCCAGCGCCTGATACAGCGCGTCACGCACCTGGCTCACAGTGATCCGATCCATCGCCTTCAGGCAGTGTTCACACCGATGCCAGCGCCCACACGGCGTCAGCGCATCCTCATCCACGATGCAGATCTGCTTGTCGTAGCCGCCCATAACCTCGGCGTCCATGCACCCGCCAAACAACGTGACTTGCGGGATTCCAATCGCCGCCGCGGCATGGCACAGCCCGCTCTCTGACCGCACATAAGCACTGGCACTCGCGATGAGTCCGCAGGCCTCACGGAATGTCGCTGACTCCAAACTCGCCCCATCGACAAACTCAGATTCCAGATGGGTGTGCTGCACAAATGTCAGCTCTTTACAGGAGCTGACCAGCGTAGACCACCGCTCAATCGGCCACCGGAAGTTCTCGTGCTTCGTAAACGGCTCGATCAGGACGTACGGTCCGTATCGCTCGCGTGCCTCGCGGCCCTTCGACAATTCCTCTTCCGTGAGATACAGCCGCGCCTTGTAGTCTCTGCAGTGGAACGCTTTGTTAAACGTCCAGCCTGTCTCCTGCGTAAACGGATACACGATGTAGGGCCGTGCATTTGGCGCACTCACTAACCGCTGATAGGCCTGGCCGTCTAACTGATCCATCGGATTGACAATCACCGGATTGCCTTCCCATATCGCATGCCACCGCGGCCGATGATTCGTGTCGAGAATGAGCACACGTTGGCCAAACTCCTCAAAGAGTCTTTGTGCTTGTCCAGCCGCTACCAATTCATCACCAAAGCCCACGATCACGCCGCCTCACGTTTGCGAATCAACTTGACCTTGCCTCGACGTTCTTCCCACGCAGCCTCATAGTCGGTTCTGGGATCAACGTAATGGTGGCCTTCTGCGTTGACCTTAAACATCCGCACGACGCCGCGTCGAGAATCCACATAGAACGTGTGATCGGTCACGTCAACACCGTTAAGAAAACAGCGGTACCGTCGCGCCCCAACCCTGTCTCGTCGGTAGCTGCCAACAGACCACACTCGGCCAGTGGCGTCTGCTCGCTTCCGGCGATAGCGACGGAGGTTGATAACCACTCACCCAATCTCCGTGTGAAACGCCGCCGCGAGATCATGGAAGCCAGCCACCCGTGCGCACGAGAACCACTCGGCCGCAAATGGGTCGTTCTCATGTCCTGAGACGTCAGGCGTGCCTAGAGTGAAATGGGCAATAGCTGGATTGGGATCTGGTGCTGAGACTCCAACAAGCCAGTTAAAGCGCGCCGGCAGAGCACCAATCTCGTGATCCTGTAGCCACCTGAACGCATGCAGATCGCGCCCTGGCCAAGCGTTAAGTACGTCCAGAGTCAAGGCTTGATTCGACGAATGGCCGCAGTTAAACAACATCACGCTTGACCAGTTCTTGCGCGGATACGCCTGCTGGATATGCCCGTCCTTCTTGTTGCCCTGCTTAAGTAACGGCGGATGCTGCACGCACATCACTGCGTATTGCGGATCTGCCAACGCAAAGAGGTTGGCGATGTCTTCTCTAAAGATCACGTCCGAATCAGTGAACAGCGCCCATCCTGAGTACTCACAGAGGCGAGGCACATGAAACCTCGCGATAGCGTGAGCCGTGCTCATCGGCGCATCCGAGATCTCATCAAATAATTGCCCATTCGGCAGCATCGTCGTCGGCCGGTTGTAGTCCTTCAGCAGCGTCAGCCGAGAGATGCGCTTGACGTCCACCATTGACGGACTTGAGTGCCGATACAACGAATACTCAGCGACGAGACACGAGGTCATCTCATTAGCGTCAAAGCCCATAAAGACGCGGTGGGCATCCTTACTCCGCTTGAACATGGCTCTCCTGCAAGTGTCTCCACGCCGACCCGCGCATGATTTCCGGCAAGGTCCACTGGTTGGAAGCGAGCGCGAACAGAAACTCCTCCCGCCCGTCTGGATAAATGGGCGCTTCAATTCGAGACAGGTCCGACAAACCCATGTGAACCGTCGCCGCGAAGGGCGCCAGCGTAAACACCGGCACACCAGCGATTAGCCCGTCCAGCGCCGCTGCACTGCTGAACACCACGACCGCCCACGCGTCCTCAAGGTCAGGCCCGATCGGCGTCCGCGAGGCCTTATACCGAACCCTGATCTCGCGGTCTGTATACTTTCGCACCGTCGCCATCACGTCTCTCAGCCACGCATCAGCATTGATTCCATGCAGGCTGAAATAGATGGCCGACTGCGGGCAGATCAGAATGTGTGAGCCGGATTTCTTCCAGGGCTGGATAGTGCGCCCAGCGGCGGCGCGAATAAACCGTGCCTCTTCACCCACGCCTGTGCCGTCATGTTGGTACGCGTTCTTAGTGATCCGGTAGAACCGACCCCGGCCCATATAGGCGTGGTCGATATAAAACCAATCTCTTTGTTCGGCCTTGGCTCTCCGAAGGAGAGGCCACACTGGAGGTGACCCAAACATCGCGACAGGCCCCGGATACAGATACTCAAGGTCGTCCGTGATCGTGCCGCCGCAACCCTTCGCGAAGGCATACGCTAATTTGGGCGAGCTGAACTCGTCCGGCACGAAGTAGGAAACAGGTGGCGTCACTTGACACCCCAGTCAACGAACTCCACCGGCACATTGCGTCTGAACGTCGGAGTAACGATAGGCAACTCTTCTCCAGACGTTTCTGGCAGTGCCGGATCATCAACGACCACATCGACGTATTCAGCGTTTACTAAGCTGCCAATGATGTCCGTGCTTATCGGCAGCGGAATCAACTCGCGAAGCAGTTCAGGCGTGATGAGCATTCTGGCGCGACCCATTACGGCAACGCCTCCTCAAGTTGGACGCGAGGAAACGCATTCAGCACAGTGAATCTACTGGCATTGACCACTTCTACGCCGGCCGCTTTCAACGGCTCCACCATCGATGCGAAGCCTTGAAGAAAGATCGGATACGGACTATCGATGTGTGCTGGATGCTGGCCGAACCAGTTCTGTTGACCTGAAGGACCGCGCCAGCAATCGAAGCCAAGAAGAACGATCTTGGCCGCGCCGAGATGCACGACCAGATTGATCGCTTGCGCTCCAGAGTTAAATCCGGTCTTGAGGCCTGACGGATCGAGCTCTAAGCCCTCGTCACCGGTGTTTCTCAGGTATTGCACGCCAGGCCATTCGCGCAACGGCACACCTGGAACATTCTCAATGCCGTATTTCAGGCGCGTGAATCCTGGTGCGCCCTGCTCAAACTTCCACCATTTTTCATCGCTCGCAAATAAGACGTCAGCCCACGGCGCCGGCGGTGTAATGTGCGGCAAGCTACAGACCGCCGCCTCTTTAATGGCAATGACACGCACCTTGCCGCGCACATACGCACAGTCCGCCGCCGTGAGACTGGATCCGCCCCCAATAATGCAGACTGTTTCTCCCGGCCACAGCCGAGGCACCACCGCCGTTGCAGTCGTCAGGACAATACTCATCGCTTCACTGACACAACAGGCATAGGATCCATTGCATCACGACCGTCCTTGCCATCACGACCGCGCTTGACGATCAGGGTCCAGGCCTTTGAGCCTTCACCTGGTTTCAATGTCGTTTGCTCATTGGCGTGCCAGGTGGAACCGGCCCACGTCACGACAGAACCGCGCTCGTAGGACTTGCCCTCGATATAGACGCCTTCGTACTGCAGATACGGCAGCAAGATTGGGAAGGTCTTCTTCAGTTGCCCACGTTGAAACTTCAACGTCAGCATTCGCAGGGATTCATTAAACTCGGCATCCATGTCATCGAAGCCGAGACCGTCCACACCATCGCGCCCAGGCGTGCCGTCCTTGCCATCAGTGCCGCGTTCTCCGTCTTTGCCTGGAGGGCCAGGAGTGGGCGCTCGTGTTTCGACGGCTACAAGGCGTTCGCGTGCTTCCGCGATGGACGCGAGCACCGGATCCAGCCGCTCACGAATAGACAGGTCAAGTTCTGAGGATGTGATCCCTGTCGGGGCGTTCTTGGTTTCGACCGTGGCCAGCCGACCACCGAGGTCGGTCACGCACTCTTTCTGCGCCTCAATAGCAGACCAAACTGGCGCAAGGTCTACCGGCTCCGGCGTGTCCGATGGTGCGACTGGCATCGCGTTCTTTGTCTCCACCACAACGACCCGATCCCGCAACTCGCTCAGCATCTGTTCCGCCGTGCCTAGCCGAGAGACGTGCGCTTCAACAGACGCCATACGCTCCAGCACTGGCGTCAAATCAGCGGGCGGTGGCGGATCCACAGCGAGAGGCAACGGCATCGCCGCCTTGGTCTCTACCGCCACCACCCGATCCCGTAACTCCGTCACGATGCCTAAAGCCGTCTTGGTGTCTGCTTGTGCCTGCTCGAGCACGGACAGCCGCGCCAAGAGTGGCGAGAGGTCCACAGGTGGCACTTCCGTGACGGAGATCGGCATCGCCGCCTTGGTCTCAACGGCCACCACCCGATCACGCACATCATGGAAGCCAGCGATCGCCACCTTGAGATTGGCGTTCTCTTGTTCAACCAACGCCAGCCGCTCGAGCACTGGTGCCATCGCGGTTTTTACCGTCAGCACCACGACATCGGCCAAGCCTTCAAGATCACGCGGCATAGAGTTCCGCCTCCAGCGATTTTCGATGCACAATCGCCGCAAAGCTGGCCGTCATGTCTTCGGCCGGCATGTCTTCGTCGTCTTCGCCGTCAGCAGACGGCTGCGCGGGAGGTGCTTGCGGAATGGTCGGAGGCTCGCGCTCTGCGAGTTGGCTAATCGGCCAGTTCTGTTGTTGTAAGACCGGCTCCTCACCGCCCTTGACAGGACCGACACCGTAATACTTTTTCCTCTGTTCATTCGGTGAGAGAACACCGGACGACTTCTGCGATGCGTTTCCGCGCGTCTCTGTGTCCATCCAGATCAGATCGTCAATGTCAAACTCGGTCCCGTACTGTTTCCCATCGACCTTCTCAACGATCCCGAGGCCCTTGTCTAAACTCTTTTCAAGGTTGACCGTAAGGCTCTGAATGCACTGGCTGTGATACTTCAGGAGCAACGGTTCAAAGTTCGCGTATGGCGGCGGCGGCCCAATGTCCACGAGATACGGGGGCACGCCGAACGCGCTGCAGACTTGTTCCGCAGTCATCCGCAACTGCTCAATCAACTGCGCGTCCACCGCCGTCATGGTGAACTTCTCAAACTTCAGCCCATCGCCACCGACCAGCGTGTCGCCGGCTTTCTTGCTGTTCACGGTGGCGAGCAACCGCGCCGCGGTCTCATCTGAAATGGCCCCTGGCGCGGTCAACATGCCGCCAGGATTCGCACCATTGGTGAAGAAGTTTTTGGAGTTGTTCTGGATCGTGAGGCCCTGCATAGCCGACAGACCACACGCATATATTGGCGATAGCCCAATGAGCGGATGAAACGGTGCAATGTACGTGTCATGGATGACCTCGCTCGCTCGAAAGAGGTACGGGCTCTCGTTCTGCAGCCCTGACAGGTCATCCCGCTGGACCTCGTAATAGACCGCCCCGTCTCGTGTGACTAACGGCTTCACGCGCGCTGGTTCCAAGACGTGCATCGCCACAACGACGTTCCGCTGATCCCGATCCAGGAGCACGTAGGCATTGCCGTGCATCAACTTGGACAGGATCCAGCTCTCGATAAACTTGTTGATCGTCTGGTAACGATTTGGGATTCTCAGAACAGGTGAGAATGCTGGGGAGTTCGTCTCACTCCACACGCCGTACGAATCCTGCTCCACCAACCGCAGACACATCTTCCCGACGTCAGTGGAAATCAACCGCAGGCAGGCATACACGGCGTAATAGGACAGCGCCGTATCTGCCCGGAGTTCGACGTTCTGCTGCCAGGCACCGCTGAAGCTTTCTCTAACGACGCCCCACGGCCACCAGCCAGCACTGCTCGGGCTGAGCGGCGCCAGCGCACTGGACGCCTTCTCGCGAAGAATGAGGCCGCCGAGAATGTCCATCAGGCCTTCTTCATATACGGCCACATAGCTGCCGCAATCAGCAGTACACCGAGCGCGATGTTGGCGGCTGGTTTAGAAAATCCAGAGACACCCCGATAGATCAGAGCCATCCCAATAACAAACATCCACGTATGAAGATTGGAGAGCAGAAATCCTGCAATGGCTGTCGCACCGGCAATCACCTTTCTCCTCAACGCGGCCTCACGGCGCGCTGCGGCGGCGTCACGCGCTGGGCGAACTTGAGATTTTCAATGTTCTCGATTTCGTGCTCGTGGGCGAGATACACGTCGCCTTCATCCTGTGTGCGGCCGTGGTACGTGTGTGGCCGCAGCACCACCATGAACACCGTTTGGGCGGTGCCTGACGTCTCTGGCCGGATGAGTGGCGAGGGGATGCCGTAGTCGGCGGAGGTTAGGACGCGATCACTTGGAACAGCGTCGGCTGGCCCTTCGGGAGGTTGGCCCACTTCGCCCGGTTGCACTTCCGGTGGGAGAGCTGCACGTTCGCGTACGAGTGGGCTCCGCCCTTCGAGATCGGGATCTTGTGATCCACTTCCCACTTGCTCGTTGGGTCTACGGTCTTCAGACATATACCGCAGATGCCCTTGTCGCGCTTAAAGACCACGCGCGGATCGACGTTCTCAACGAATACTTGCTTTTTGATGGCTCGCCGAGATTGCGCGTGCTTACGGCCAATCGCGCGAACATGATCGGGATTCTCAACGAGGCGCTTCGAGGCGTAGGCCTTCTGACGCCCCAGCGCATACTCAGCGTTCTCGCGATACCACTCCTGCGACTGGCGCTTCTTGCGCTCGCGATTAGCGGCGTAGTGACGCTTGAAGTAGTCCGGATCCTGCTCCTTAAACTTGCGCCGATACGCTGCGTACTTTTGTTTCTGCTCGTTTTGATGCGCCAGACACCACGCGTTGTGTGTTTTAGACTTTCTGGACTCACGGCATTCAGATGAACAGAACCTGCCGCTATTACCGCCGAATTTCGGCTGATAGATAAATGACTGGCCGCATTCAATGCATGGGCGATTGAGGGGTCGGTCTTTGGCTCGTTCCTGTCGTTGGCTCTCAAGAATCCTAGCGCGCACCACTGGATCATTCGCGTACTTCTCGCGAGCACGCTTATTAATCCGCCCACGATTCGCTTTCTTATAGCGGGCTTCCGACGCTCGATACTTACTACCTCGCGACTTAAGCCGTCATGCGTCGGAGCAGTAACGCGCCTTCCGATTCTTGTTAGATGACAACGCGCACCCACACACAGCGCACGTCCTACCATCAGTCGATGGGCGCTTCGAGTAATAGATCTTAAGAACTTTCGCGTAACTGCAGGTCCGGCACTCGTAGGACGATACGAAACGTACGTCCACGTGACCACCGCGACACGTCTTACCAGTGAAGAAATATTTGAGGCCTGCAGCCTTCGCAGCTGATCGAGAAATGACTTCCATCGGCGACCTCCTACAGTCGCGCCTAGTTGACGAGTGCGCACCAACCGGCTAGGAAACCGGCTTTCGGGAATGACCCTAGGTGCGCACTTCATTATCGCCCTAAACGTAAGTGGCCGTGGTGTAAACAACTGCCACGGTACGAGCGCGCTTGTAATTTATCCATCTTTCTGCGCGCAAACCTACGAGATTAGCCTGCCATAGGTTTACCGACACAACCGATGCCGAGATCGGGCTTGTTGGAGTCGTGCTCATCTCAACGCTGGCTTCGCGCGAGATATCGATATTCACGCCACCGTCATCGGCAAAGAGAATCGATGGCGCATGAACGAGCGCGACGACGTTACCGGCAGTCTGGCTGGTGACAACCGGAATGCCGAGAATCGATCCGCCCTTCGCGGTGAGATCCGCATTAACTCGCACGCCATTGGCAGTGAGTGCCGTCGCGAGTGCGAAGGCATTGGCCTCCGACATGATCAGAACGGCCTCTGACACCGATAGATTGCTCTGCGTGAACAGCGTGATCGCTTTCTTGATGTCCGTGCGTGCGTTGTCAGCAGACGTGCCGGCCGTGGCAAAACCGTTTGCCCCGTTCGTGATCGATGCCGGCGATACGTTCGTCACCGCCGCGACAGTTGGATCGATAAACTGCTGATCGAGGTACTGCGCCATACCGCGGATCATGTCGTTTCGCACAACGCCTTCTGCGGATGGTGTCGAAATCTTCGCGAGTTCCTCCGAGATCACGATGATGCCAGCGGCCTTGGCGATACCAAGCGTGACGCTGGTGAACTGCAGGTTGCCGACTGGTTTGGGCGCACCCTCTCCAACCCAATTGTAGGTACCGCCTCCGGTTTGCACCGGCACGCTCACGTTGAACGGCACGCGCTTGAAGCCGCTCACTTTTCCGAGAATGGTTTCTGGGCGAAGCAAATCGAGAAACTCGTCCTGCATCGGACGCGCGACGGCGAGTGGTGCGGCCCACGCCGGCTCTGCGATCGTGCCGGGATTCACCGCGGCCTTCAGCGCGAGCAGAACTTCCGGCGTCTGGTCCATCCACGTCTTGTTTTCTTCGACGTAGCGGATTGCATCAGACGTGCTGTTCTTGCCGGCGATCTTAGCCATCACAAAGCGCGTGAACGCGGTGCCCTTCGGCACGTTCGCCTTCACCGTGATCACCGGGTTGGAATTACCGCCGCGGAGTTCGCTGGCTTGGAGATGATCGGTGGTCTTGGTAACGATCGGTGTCGCCGTGACGACGTTCAGCTTCTCGAGCTCGCGCAGGCGCGTGAGGTGCGCGTCAACGCTCTGGATCTCGCGCTGAAGCGTGTCGTACTCCTCGCTCTGTGCCGCATCGAGGGTCACGCCGGCTTCTGCGGCCTTGGTCATGATCTCGATCGCGCGGGAGTTCTTCAGCGCGCGGGTATTTTCAAAACTGGTGATCTGTTCGGGAATGGTGCTAGTCATTGGAGGTGCCGCCTTCACGGCATGGACAACAGGGAAGCTGCCCATGACGCTGGGCGAGTGAAGGCCTGACGCGGCCAGATCGAGTTCTTTGATTTTGAGGATTGATGCGGCCGAGTTCATGGGTACCGTAACGGCGCTCAACTCAGCCCAAATCCACCGGAGGACGTGGAGACCGCCTGTTTCTTTAATGGGTGCTGCTTCGAGCGGAGACCACCCAATACTCAGGCCACGGACTAACTTGGCCTTAATGCTTTGCCACGCTTCGTCGAGACGTGCCTTTAACGGCCCTGGCTCATCGAGTTTCGCAATACGAGCCCGGATGTAAATGCCCTTCTTCTTGTCTGGCTTGGCCTCGAAGACTTCACCGATCGGCCTGTCCTGATCGTGCTGCCATAGGAACGGCATCGGGAGGTCAAACTCAGCCCCGAGCGGCTCCATAACATCACCTCGCCTGTCAGGCGTCGGCGTGCTGGCGTAGCCTTCAATGATCCGCTCGTCCTCGTTGATGGCTTTCAGTTCAAACGTGGACCAGGCGCGGTTCTGGGGTTCGGGAGTCAAGCCCCTAGATGTTGGGGCTAGAGACTAATCGGGCGGATTGTTTAGTAGAGAATTACTTCGCGCTGGTTTGCAACTGCAGAACGAGGATCCGTCTCACCATACTGGACACAGACACCTCATTCTGGTTGGCCAGACGAATCAGCCGATCGTGATACGTCGCCGGCATCCAAGTGGAGACTGAGGATCGAGGTTCCTCGACTTTGGGCCGGCCACGTTTGGGCGTGTCTGGTTCATTTGCCATCATCGGCCCTACTAATAATCCCAGCCCAGTTGTGCATCTCGCCAATCTCGTCGGAAGCATCAGCCACCCGCAGCCACTCGGCACGCACCTTATTGAAGCGCTCTGATGCCTCTAACGTGTGGTTCTTGGCGTCAATGAGACTTAATCGGGCCGTCTCCTGCGCCGTCAGGGCAGTCCTTAAATCTTGCTTGGCTTGTTTTACCTGAGTCGCTAGCGTCAAGAGTTCAGTCACGAGGGCTGGCGTTGCAAGAAATTCCATCATCGGCCCCCCAGGACCAGCAGTTGATAGGACGGAGCCTTGTGCTGCTCATGCACGATCGCTCGGCTCAACCCCATGATCAGCGCCACAATCCCGTCGATACGTGCCGTGACCTTTGACTTGTCCGGCGCCAGATTGCCGTTGGGATCCTGCCGCACCACCATGTTGGCCGCGTGGTTTTTCAACACCGGATGCCCGCCGTGTCGCAGTGTCTTGCCTGTGACCAACCCGCCCATGTGTTTCGTGGGCTCGCTGAGCGAACGGAACCCTTGACGTAATTCCGCCACGTGAAATCCGTCGCCCATGAGTTCGGTGGCGATCTTCGTGGCGTTCCACGGGTCGAAGGCGATCTCCTGAATGGAATAGAGCTGCCCGAGCTTATTTAAGTCTTCGCGGATAAATCCTTGGTCTACAACATTTCCAGGCGTGGCTGTAATGAGTCCCTGACGGATCCACTCGGTATAGGGCACTCGGTCAACCTTTTCCCGTTGGGCTGCGTTCTCTTTCGGCACCCAGAAGAACGGTAGGACCGTGATCCCATCATCGTCATCGGGAAACACCAGTACACAGGCCGTCAGGTCCGTCCGGCTCGAGAGGTCGAGCCCGGCATAGCACAGCCGCCCTCTGAGCGATTCCACATCAACAGGAACTTTCCCGCACGCGTCCCAGGCGTCCATGTCGATCCAGCGTTCAGACTGTTCCGTCCACTGGTTGAGATACAACCGCCTGAACGTGTTCTCCTGAGCCGGAATCTGTTTCGCCCGTTGGGCTGCGCTTCGCATCTCCTCGAGCGACCGGAAATCGCCTAAGGCCGGATTGGCCTGTTTCCAGACCTTTTCATCCGTCCAGTCGGCGCCTTCTGGTGCTTCGTAGAGGATGGGCAGGAACGTCGGATCCAACTCTGGATTCTCGGCTACCTGTTTGGCATGGCTGTAGAGCTCCCAGAGAATCGAGTGCCGGTCATATCCTGCGGTGCTAATCGCCAACATCAGGGGTTGTAATCGAGCGCCCTGAGACGTTGCCAGGACGTCCCAGAGTTCCCGCGTCGGCGCCGCGTGCAGCTCGTCGTAAATGACCACGGAGGCATTGAAGCCATGCTTGGAATACGCCTCCGCCGAGATCGCCCGGTAGAAACTCCCGCTCTTGCGGTGAACGATTCGCTTCTGGGAGTCAACAATCTCACACTGGGCGTAGAGTTCAGGATCGTTCCGCACCATCTGAGCCGCGACGTTGAATACCAGCCCTGCCTGATCTTTATCTGCCGCTGCGGAATAGACCTCTGCCCCCATCTCGCCATCAAACAGCAGGAAGTAGATCGCCAGCGCCGCAGCAAGTTCGGTCTTGCCGTTCTTCCGCGGCAACATCAGGAGACAGGTCCGGTACTGCCGTAGCCCATCCCTACGGGTCTTGAACAGCTTCTTGAGGATCTGCCGCTGCCACGGCCGCAAGTCAAACGTCTGCTCAGCAAACACACCTTTGGTATGGGTGAGGTTGTTCACCAGCCGAATCGCCCGGTCAGCCGCCGACTCTACTTGAGCGCGCCGGCCCATTTACTCTCCGGTGCTTCCGCCTTCTTCGGCACCTGAATCCGCGCCCGACTCGAAGGCGTCATCCCGAAATAGTCGTAATACGGACGAAGCGCAGTGGCCGTCTCCCGCTCGAGCCGCAGGATGGAATCGATCACCACCTCAACTCGCGACTCGTCATCCTTCTCAGGTTGCAGCCTGAACAATTCCCGGCCATCCTTCGCCGCTGAGGTCTGCTGCATCGTCGATTGCAGTTCGCACAGGCTGGCAAACGCCCTGATATCCGCCGTCGTCAAGGTGCCCATCGCCAGACAAACTGGGGCTAACTCATCCCAGACCACCCCAGCAGCCACGCTCAACCCGGCCGGCTTTACAATCTCTCCGGCCGGTGGCACCACCTCATTTTCATTAAGCTTTTTACGACTTGGGTTGCCACGCAGCACCGTCAATGCTGTCGGTTGTGGACGCCTGCCACTGTTCTGATTTCCCATAGGTGTTACCAAAAGTTACGTTTTGACCGAAAACCGGTGCAGAGTTGCCGAGCGGTTTCCCGGTGTATGTCCACTAAACATTACAATCCCGCCCCTGGTGTGTTCTGGGGTTCTCTCTATCGGTTCGGCATCAGCGATGACAGTGGCGATACGTTGGCGCAGAACGTCGCTCGCAACCATCTGTTCAGGTGTTGTGCCACGCACTTGGTAGTAAGCCAAGATAAGTGCTAGCAAATGAAAGAGATCGGAGTGATGGGCGATGATGAACTTATCGGCCTCGTCTTCAATCCTGGCCCAGAGACAATCTTCTACGATAGTTCGTGTGCTCATTGTCATAGCCCAGCCACATACAGGCGGTGCTGTTCCTCGTAGTAGTTAGCCGTGTGCATGTGCGTACGAGGGCTGAGTCCTGGATCGTTGGCGGCTGGGAGAATGTGGTAGGCCAACCCATATGGGGTCAGCGTATCGAGCACTCGACGTAGACAGTCCTCGGCACGGTACGTAGCAGAAACAGTGTCGACGTCGATCTCAATCATAATGACGCGCTTCATCGCTCTCCCTGTTGGCCTCAACTTCGCGTAGAATGACCGCCGCAATGACATTTACCAACCTTCAGAATCAGCACACCGTGACCGTAAACCATCCTCGGTTGTGGACGTTCCTGTTTGGACCGCTCTACTTTGCGGTGCATGGGGTCTGGTCGCACGCCGTGATCTCCTTGGTAGTAGCCCTGCTCACCGTTGGCTTATCGTGGGTGGTGTACCCGTTCCTCGCTCCATCCATCCTCAGAAATGCCTATTTGAGAAAGGGTTGGAAAGACGTCTCGGATCTACCGTCACACGCACATCTCAGTACCGCATAACTTACTTGTTCACGCTCGACCTATCGGCTGCTCACGAAAGGCGGGCACGGCTGGCTCTTGTGGTTCTGGTTCGCAGATACAGCCACCAAGTAAGTTCAGCCAGTCCTCATACATCAGGAGCACCACATCTACTGGACCATCGGCAGTGAAGGAGGCATCACCAAGTTGAACCGTGAGCGTGATGCGATCAGGCGTCATCGTGATCGGCCTCTCACGCTCTCACGGGCCGTTTTTTCTCGGTGACACGGCTCACAAACACCCTGAGTATTTTCGGGAATATCCAAACCTCCAGCCTCAAGGTTCACAATGTGATCCCGTATGGTGGAAGGTGAGTTCCCGCAGATCGCGCACATCGGTTGACTCCGAAACAGCTTGTCCCTGAGCTTTTGTAAGGCTCGTCCTCGAATACGCTGAGGCTCTACTCGGTGTGTCCAAGCTGCACGGAGATGAGCGGTACAGCCTGCCTGGCCACAAGTGCTACACACGCGTGGGGGTGCTAGAGGCATCGGCGCTTAAACCATTCACCATTGGCATATCGCCCTAACATCCACGCTGCGCCATCACTGTCGGTATAGCCAAGAACGTCGTCATCGTCTGACCAGAACAGATCCACAGGCTCCATCACTGGAGCTTTCAGTGTTTTTCCATTAACAACCATAGTGACCTGTCCAAACGCTGGACCGATCGGTAAGGCTGCTATTTCATCAACAGTGCGCGGACGATCTATGGGCATCAATAATCCTGAGGGTTTTCTGGCTCAGAAGAATCATCAGCCGCTGGAACTTCCTGATAGGCCGTGTCAGGCTTGAACGGACAGTGCTTGGCAATCACCTCGTAGATTTGCCGTGGCGATGGATATTCCATCATCACGATCTCCTCAGCCGCGTCCTGTATCCAATCACTCTGATACGCCATTAACTAAGGCCTAACTAAGCCTTTCTCCGCACACTCATCCACGCCACATTCAGCTACTTCCGGCTGCGTACAAGGCCGCTTCTTCGAATGGCCCCACTTGAATCCGCAGGTAGGGCAAATGTGAATACAGAGGCTCATTTTGCAAAACAGGTCCAGCACAGCGTCTCCGTAGCCCAGAGGTCTAGGGCTTTCCCACTTGAGTCGCGTGGTCTGTCTCTGAATCGCTTACCGCAACCCTCACAGACTTGTTGATCGCGCCACTGGAGGTACGCATCCCAATGTGCCGGTGTCGCCGAAATCCATCCTAGATCCTCGTTTCGATCTGAATCCCGGCTTCACGCGCACTCGTCTGCCGTGTCGGTGCCGGACTCGGCGGCGTCGGCGCTGACGGTGTGGGGACAGGGATAGTGGGTGTCGGTGTCTCCGGTTGCGGCGTCGGCACGTCACTCGGTGGCGTCGGCGGTGTCTGCGGCCTCGTCGGCGTGAACGGGGTGTTCGTAGTCGTCATGGGATTGGTTTTGGCCATGATGGGCTCCTTTAACTCGTGATGAGGACTAAGAGATCGGCTTCCAAGATTTGCGCCGGGGTTTCATTCGTCGTCACCCGATGCACGACCCGATAGTCCGTTCCTGCAATGCCTCCGCTGGTTTGGAACACCACACTCTGATCGCCAACTTCAAGTACTTCCTGATCCACCACAAGTGAACTGGTTGGCGGGCTCGTGGCCAGATCGAGCGGCGTCACGATAAACATTCCAGCGTCAGCTAAATCCACGCCAGACGCCAAGACATCTGACCAGTCAAACCGCCGCGTCACACGCTCGTTGACATCTTGGGCAACTAATCCACCGGCTGTAATTGTGCTCATGTCTCAAGCACCTCTTCCCATGCCTGGTCGTGTCCCATATACCGCGTCCCTCATTTGCCGATCCCGAATGCTCCGCAGTTCATCCTTGGCATCGGCTAAATCTTGGACGATCTTCTTACGCTTTTCAGCGAACGCGAAATAGGCGCTGACATGTCCGGCCACCATAAAGATCACGCCTGCTACGAATTGCCGCCACATCGCGCCGTCCGGCATAAACTGAAACCCGACCGCATACATGACAAGCGGGATGTACCAACCCCAACTCGGATATTCCTTCACGCCAAAACCGTGTCCCTTCCAGCCTTCACTGTAATCACCCCAGATCCAGGCATCACCTGCGCCGTCGTCGATCGCCATCTGATCTGAATCGTATCGACCGGCGTTGAGGTGAACAACGTGGCTGGTGCATACCCGATGAGCGTCACCACGCCCAAGCCAACTTGCACAAGGCCAGACGCTAAGGCCAGCGCATGTCCGTTGAGAACGAGCTGCCCAGTGCTCGGTGAGATGCTGATGGCGCCTGACAGCGTTGGAGCGGAACCATTGAGCGCCAGCACGCCAACGCCAAGGCTTGCGTATTGCCCCACCGTGAGCATCGGCGCGAGACCATTCACCGTCGCGGCGCCAAGGCCAACTGGCACCCGATAGGCAACAGCTACTGAGGGTGCCTGCCCCTGGAGCACCACTACGCCAACGCCGGGCGATATACCACCAGCCGATAGAAGCGTTGGCGCAAGACCGTCTGCGGTGATCGTGCCTAACCCAAGATCGCGACGAATGCCAGTAAGGAGTGTCGGTGCCGCACCATCCAGCGTGAGCACGCCAACAGGGACATCGGCGCGAATCGCATAGGTCAGCGTTGGGGCGAGGCCTGAGAAGGCACCAGCGCCAGCTGGAGTGGCGATAGCGCCTGACCCAACGAGCGAGACAGCCAGCCCATCGATCGTGAGGGTGCCAACAGGTACACCAACACTCGTCGCAATCGCTGGCGCGAGGCCTTGACTCGTGACCGCGCCAACATCCAGCGGTACCGTGAATGCCAGCGAAGTGATCGACCCAGTAACGGTCAGTGCCCCAACGGGGACGCTGAGAACCGTTGCTCCTGAGATCGACGGCGCCAGACCGTCAAATACGGCCGCACCAAGACCAATTGGAACGCCGAAAGCGATGCTGATACCTTGCCCTGATGCCGTGAGCGCCCCAACGGGAACAGGAACAACTAGACTGACGCTGAGTGTCGGCGCGAGGCCATTACCAACAACTGCACCAACACCAGGGTTGATGAAGGTGTTGACCGAGGCTACTGGAGCCAGGCCGTTGACGAGCACAGCGCCGACTGGCAACGGGGAACTAAACGCCAGACTCGGCGCAGCTCCTGCGGTGACAATGGCACCAATGCTCTGAGGCAAGCCATACGAGAGGATCAGCGCCTGGCCAGCCGCTGTAACCGCACCAGCACTCCCAGGCAGCGCATAGGCCAGCGTGGGAACAAGCCCTAATGCTGTGAGATTACCAACCGGGATCGGAATGTCCGTCGCTGAGCCAGCACCCACCGATACGGTTGGCGCAGCTCCAGCCAGCACGACATCACCAGTGATCGGCGCTTGGAAACCGTGCGCGAACGACGCTCCGGTAAGAGCCAGACTCCCAGCGCTGAGGCCCACGACAAACGCCAAGGACGCCGCCACACCCGTAAGCGCCGCGGAACCTAACCCAGACGCCAACTCAATCAGCGGTGAAATGATCCAGGTAATCGAATAACTCGTCCCGTCCGTTTGCGCCCACGTCAACGTACCAGTCGCCGCTGAGGCCCCTGTTTGGGCCTTATGTCCGAAGATGCAGGCGCAGTCTGAACCGCCCGTGGACTGCTTTTCCGTGACGGTCAGCGCACCGAGCGTGGCAAACGAGAGGCTGGTAACCGCGTCGTCGTTGTTGTAGTTGTGGACCGAGGCGCAGACCATTGAGTCGGTCCCGCTCGGCGTAAAGCTCGCGTGCGATTCGTCAGCCAACGCGTTTGTTTCGACGGTAACGTTCGCGTACGGCACGGTCGCTGCGGATCCGCCGGAAAAGGCTTTCAGGACGCCAGAACATGAGCCGACCGCGTTGGCGACCGTGACCGTCTTGCTGGCCGTGCCTGAAGTCGCGCGCTTGTACCACAGCGTGGCTTTATGGTCGGTGGAGTTGGCGATCTTTGCCCAGGTGTTTCCACCTGTGTCGTTATCGGTGACGGCGAGCGTGCCGGCCCCAGTCGAATCACGCGAGGTGACAGCAAGGAACAGGAGATCGCCAGCGACAACCGCCGCATCCACAGCGACCGTAAAACCCGTCGTTGGATTGCCGACTGGAACCGCCGCCGCACCGCGAAGTGCAACAGCCATTTACCCCATCGCCTCAATGACTGCAGCATCAGCCGCAGACTTCAGCATGTAGGCCAACATTCCATCGCCATGCACGTGGACCCTGAAGTGATCCGCGTGCAACCGGATCAGTTGCGCAAGGTCGTGGGCTTGTTTTGCATGCCACGGCGCAGCCATGAACGTCCGAGCCAGTTCTGGATGTCCACCAGTCGGCTCGATGCGAAACGGTCGCGCCCGATCCAGCTCGTTCTCTGGCTGCTCGTAGGCGTGGCCCTTCCCGTTCATGAAACAGCTATCGACGCCAAACAAGTGAATCCGGCGCACCTTCCACATCATCGACATCAAGCCGATCGCCCGCATGATCACCGTCGTACCGCCACCGACGCCAATCCATTGCTGGCGGTAGTAGTCATCAAGCAACGCTTTGATCGCCGGATCGCCACCTGTCACCGCGTGGAAGATCCACACACCGCCATCCTGCACGCCGGTTCTAGGATCGTAGCTATCGGGATACTCCGCCACCGCATCCCACGTATCTGGATGGCACTGCGAAGCTAAGATGTAATGACACTTCGGCTTGAACGGCGTCACAAAGCGTGCATTGTGCGACCGCGCATCCATCACGATTTGCGCGGTGGGTTTCAGGTTGTGCTCGAGCGCCCACCGATAGGCACCATTGACCGTGACCAACTTAGCGCCAGCACGATCGAGCTCCACGAGTTCTTGGAGCGTGTCCTCTAGGGATGGCCCGCCACCAATCAGCACTACCTCTTCATAGCTGGGGACTTGAGACGGCCTAAGCTGCTGATGCCCTCTACGTATCGCGGAACGGACATTCTCCAGCAGGCCCTCTTCAGAAACATTCACGTGCCCTTGAAAGGAGATGCCCTCAAAGACTTTCAGGTCTTCGTCAGCGACTGGCGTCGCATCGTTCAGCATGTCGAGGGATCCCAAAACTCACCGAGCAGGCCGCACTTCCGGCAATAGGTCTGACACAAGGTATCGCTGATGCGCAACAAGCCGGCAAATGTCCACACACCGCGCACAGGCGCATCGCATCCACATGGTGGCTTCGTCTCCTGCAACAAGAAGTGCGGCTCATTCAGATGCAGGCCGTCGATTTGAAACACCGACTGACCGTTGAGCGCACTCACGCCGCAGTCACCCAAAACACGCCCGTATGCAACAGATCCCGGCACTCTTGAATCTGCCCAATAGCTGAAATGTTGTCGCGCCACCACGAAAAGGGCCGGACAGTGTGATGTAAGGGCTGACCAATCTGATACCCAAAGACATCCGGCATCAGCGAAATACTTAGGAACACCCCGCGCCGTGACACCTCAAGTAGTCGGCTGATAACGAGCATTGTGAACTCAGTCGGGATGTGCTCGAGCACGTCGGTGCAGTAGACAAAATCCACTCGTGGACCCAGCGAATGCCAGAGGCAGGTGGATTGGAATGGGAGATCGCGCGCCTCGTCGATCAGGCCCTCAGGGGTGATGTCGCACATCCGTACCTGAAACCCTGCGGACTGGAGGCCTAGCGCACCCTTGCCCGATCCACATCCCGCATCAAGCACAGAGAAGTGCTCGGGATCGGTAATGCGCGCCATCTCCAGAAACAGCGAGACGTGTTGCTCACCGGGTGAGTGATCGGCGTACTGATCGATCCCGGTGAAGACATCGGAATAGAGTTGGCGCTCACGTTCGATCACAGAGGACATTAGGAGAACCCGACCGGAGCAATGAGGATCTTGCCGTCAGTGGGGGAACCACCTCCACCATTCACTGGTGCCGATCCATTCTTGAAGGACACCAGTACGACTGAGTGTGATTCGTCGGTGTCGCTCACCCAATTCGGATCAACCAATGCCGCCGTGGTCTGGATCACATATGCCATCACCACACCGTAATTGTTGCCGCCTGAAAACGCCGCGAGATCCGTCCGTGTCAACCCGGCCGGGTCCGTGATCGTGCCTGATCCACCAATGCCAAGCGCCGAAATCACGAGTGCATTGTTTTCACTCGGCGTAATCCCTGACGGCGTGGAGAGCGACGTCCCACTATCAGCCGCGGCACCATCAAAGAGATCCATTGGCGTCGTGGCTGACCCAAGCCATGCCGCCGCCGCCATCGAACAGACACTCCCCGTGCGAGTTGCCGTGAAAGTGTGACTAGCCCCGATTACCGGCGACACCTTATAAAAAATCTGGATCGCGAGGTTCGTCCCCTCGTACACCGCCCCGGCCAGGGTCCAGCCGGTGTTGCCTTTACTGTCGGAAATGTCCCCCGCGACGATGTTATTCGTAGCATCGGAGGCAATCGCTAAAGTGATCAGGTTGGCCCCGCTGGTATCTATCGCTCCAGACGTACCCCCGTTCGCGCCTAACCCGTCCGCACGGTGTGCAATGAGGCTGTAGGCCATTTACAGATTTACCCGCATGGCATGTGATAGAGTGATCGACCCATGACCGAACGGCTCATTTTCCTGACGCTGCGCCTGATACCAGTTCTCGCCGTGATCGGACCCCTCTTTGTCCTGGCCGTGCAATCCAAAGAACCGCGCCCGCTGAAAATCCTGATGGCGACGTGGTTCGCGGTGGCTGGGTTCGCCACCGTCGCCTATCTCGCTGGCGAGATGTTCATGGGCACCGGCCTGCTCTAATCTCACGCGGCGTAGGCCCCGATGTCCCACGTCCCGGATCGAGTCGCGCCGGCAAAGTCCACCGCGAACATCGTCGCGAGTGAGGTTCCGGTATCTTTCGCAACACTGCTGGCACCTAAGTGAAAGTCTCCACCCGCGAGATCGACAAACAGCCCGGTATATGGAGATGCGACCGTGAACGACCCACCGAGGCTCGTGACATTCGCCACCCCCAGGTGCGTCGCGTTGTAACCCTCCGTCACGTTCGACGCATTAGTGGTGCTGCCATCAATCGACACCAATCCATACGGGTTCGTAGACTCGATAATGATGTTGTTCTTGATGACTACCAGATCGGCGTAGGAGATATAGACGATGCCGGTACGAACGACGTTGTTGTAAATCTGAACCCGCCGGCTCTTCCAGTAATCGACCGAATCGCCAGCCGTGGTGCCCGGATCGTTGCCGCTCGTCTGAATCGAGCCATGCGCGTTTAGGATGTTATTGCGGATCACACATCCGCTCATCTTGGACAGGATAATCCCGCCAGCTCCATTCCCGTTCTGGAAGCGGTTGTTTTCGATGAGGTAATTCCCGACCGTGGGCGCGTAGCCCTGGCCAGTAGGCCAGAACACGCCAAGCGCTGAAATACCAGTCGTGGTCGCGACGAGATTACTGATCGTGTTCCCACGAATGGTGACGTTGGTGAGGCCGGCCTTGATGTCGATGGCGTCAAACTGTTCGCCGGTCCCCGCACCGTGTGAAATGTCGCAATACTCCACGAGGATCTTGTCATGGGTGTTGCCGTACGTCATGTACGCCGTGCCGCCAGCCTGATCGAAGTCCGCCGCAGTCGTGTAACTGCCGGCGAGATAGAGATACTCACCCGAGTCGCTGTCACCAATCGTGAGACTGCGGAAGGTGATATCCGTTAAGCGACCAAATTCGACGTTCGCATTGCTGGTGTTGATCGCGCCCTGGAGCTGCACGGTCGCATCGGTACCCGAGTTGATGCCGTGGATATAGGAGTGCTCCAATGTGACGTGACTGCCGCCAATAAGGACGCGGCCATTGATCCCAGTGCATTCAAACCCACGGATGCGGGTGTAGTGCATGGGAAACGCGGTTTGGTCCGACTGCACGCCGATGGACCCGCCACCACTCGCGCAATTCAGTTTGTGCCGATTCGACCCGGCGTAATCCGTCCACGAGCCAGAGGTGTCGCTGGTGTTGTATTTGCTCTTGCCGTCGAAGATCAGCTGGTGCGTGGAGGTGTCTGTCCGCCAGAGATTGACGGTATTGGTGGTCGATTCAACGGTGTCCGATCCCGCTTGCCGCGCGCTGAAGAACACGACGACGTGATTCGACGCCAGGGCGGCGTTGATGGTGCCCCAAGCCCCGGCTGCTGCGGCTGCACTGGTGGTATAGGAAATCGTCGTCCACGGATGTGCCGCGCTGCCGTCGTTCGATCCTCCGGTGTACGTGGGATCGACGTAATATTTGGTGGCGGCGGATTCCGCTAAGACCGTTACGGTCACGGTATCGGCGGCGCTCGTTCCGTAGGCAATACAGGTCAGGCGAAAGACATAGGTACCAGCCGTGGTGAGGTTGACGCTGGTATGCCGATCCCACGGGGCCGAAAACGTCCCTGAGGCCGGGCCGCTGTCCTGGGTCCAGAGATACAGGCCATCGTGTTGGCCCACGACGGACGTACCGCTAACGCTGCCAAAGAGCGTGACGTCCTGAGCCGGCAACTGTAATTCCTGATCCGGTCCGGCATTGACAGTTAACGCAGACGTATCAGGGTGCGCGTTGACGTTGGCGAAGATGATGCCGGCGCTCACGGATGCCTCCACAGAGAGTCCGCTCGCATCCATGACGGTGAAGCGAATGAGGTACTCGCCATCGGCGCTATAGACGTGCGAGGCTGACGCTGGAGGCGCGTTTGATTCACTGCTCGGGAGAACCTGCCCATCACCCCATTCAACCCGCCACGAGGCTACCTGAGAAGCGGACAGGGCAACCGTAGCGGTCATCCCATCCGCGCTGTACGTCGGCCCTGTAATCGACGCTGAGATCGGAGAGGATGGGACTGACGTCGGCTCTGGCGCTGGCTCGGTCGGCCGTGTCCATTTCCCTCTGGGCTTCTTCGCCATCAGCGACCGAGCCGTTACGGGTTTGGGATTGGCTCAACCGGAGGAATATCCACCGGAGGAATCGGCTCAGCCGGGCTCGAGCCCATCGCCTGCAACGCCGACTTGACCGCGGTAAGCGTGGCGGTCGTCGCGCCCATGCCCGCCGTCAGCTCGTCCAGATCGGCCTGGGTCACTGGATCGCCGGCCGCAATCTGATCTTTCAGCGCCTGAATCTCGGCACGGAACGCATCGTCTTCCGCCTGATCCGCCACAATGACGCTATCGACAGCCGCGGCGAGTTCGTTGGTGGTCGTGTTGAGGGTGGCGAGGGCTTCTCTAGTAAGTGTGAGATCGGCCATGAGGTGTGCTCCTTGCGCCTGTAAGGCGCTGACGGCGGAAATGATTTGATTGAGTTTGTCGGTCACGCCAGACGAGGATTCTGCAGACTCTGCGTACACATGGACGTCAAGCCGCTGACTGTCAGGACGTGAACGGAGATGTGCCATAGGGACGTGACTCAGAAGGCAAAGACGGCTGCGGGCACAGCCAAGGCTGGACTAGGGTCGCAGAAAACTAGGCTGTCGGATGCATCATCATGTCGATGATGTTGGTTCCACGTACAACTATTTTTAGGATGCTTTCTGTTTCTCGGCTTGGTAGGTGATCAGGTCTTCGATGTTGATCCGGTAGACCTTCTCGTCGTGCCATGCGGGAATCTTGCGGAGGTGAATCCTGGTGCGGAGGGTACGAACGTCGATCCCTAGAAACTCTGCAGCGACCCTGAGACACACCGAGGACTTCGGATGCGTAAAGGGATCGAGAATGGATGGTTCTTTCGCGCGGCCGCGTTTCTTGCTCATCCTTGCCGTATCTTTCCGATGTCCTGCTGATCACTGCCTAGACGTCTGGGTTCCGGTGGTGCAGCATCATGCCGCCGGGCGATCTCTTGCCCGTGCGCGATCTTGGCCGGCGTCAACGTCTGATCCTCAGCGACGACAATCAGCGCCAACAGCTCCATGAACTCGTTCGGTCGCTCGACGCCGCTCGCCTTGAACCAGCGCGACAGCCGGAACGTCGCCTCCGCAATCTCGTTGCTGCGTTTGGCGCTAAAGCCCTGGTCACTCATGGGATCTCCGTCTGGGGAGCAGGATCGGGCACTTTCAACTTGTGAGCGACTTGCGCCGATTGTCTGGTGTGGCCGCGTCGAGCCGTTCAATGTCTTCCGCGAGCGCCTGTTGCAACGCATACAGTTCTGCTAACTGCGGAATGTACGGTTGTGGCTTCTGAAGCAGCGGCTCAAACGCCTTGAGCAATTCCGGATGCTGCGGCGTGACCTTCAACTCCTCCGGCAGTTTGTCCTCCGCGATGTCGATCGCATCATCGAGCCGCGCTTTCAGGTGCGAGAGCAGCACGCGTAATTGAACGTCAGTCATGTCTCCTCCGCGTCGAATTGTACCCGCCGATGCTCCACGTAAGCCGCAACGATTCACGACGCTGATCGAATGCACCAGCGATTGAATTAGTCAGTCGGTGGCCGCGTGTTGCCGATGTTCGCATGACTCGGTTCGTCCATACGCGACTCACCGTTCTTTTCTTTCTGTTCCTGTCCTGGGATCTCCGCCAGGGATCGCAGACGCTGTGCCCACGCTCGTAATTCCTGCCGAGTGGCTGACGCCGTTGCCTCATATCTCCGCGCCTCGGCCTGTTCCTCTATTTCGCCGGCCATTTGGGCGAGCGACTGACGGAGGGAGGCGAGGATCTCGCGCTCGTCAGGCATGGACGTCCTTCCGCATCTGTTCGATGAGCGCGTGAGCTTCGTCGAGCTCCTGGCGCAGCCGCTCGATCTCCTGCCACCGTTCCAACGCTAGACCTTCCCACTCGGAGCCTTGCTGCAGCAGGTCCGCAATCTCTTCCTGGGCGTCGCGGAGGGCGCGGACGCTGGCTTGGAGGTCATGGCAGCACGCGCTTGGGGCGACACAGCCGCACGTTGGAAACGTGAGCGGGTCTGGAGTCATCACGGTAGGTTCCTCACGATGCGCGCCAACAGACGCTTACGGGCACGATGCCGTTCAGCCTCAGTGAGTAGCCCGCACACAGCTAACCTCGTAATTGCGTCGGCACGTTCCTGCCACATGCTGCACATCGGGTCGCTGGGCTTCCTACCTAACTGCTTCCACAGTGGTGGACACGTCGCGCCGAACACGAGATATCGCGAGTCTGGAGTCATGAGTGATCCGGAGTCACGATTGGGCCGATGCCACGGCCTATTACCGGCTTGAATACTCGGCCGCATGCGGAGCATTCGTAATCCACCGTCTGCGGATAGCCGCCGACAAGTCCCACTGACAGCGGGCGCACATTACTGTTCCGAAAGCACTGAGGGCAACACGGCAATTCGTTCTTCTGCTCGCTCATGGGTGGCGGTCTCCTGGATCTGCCGCCTCGTTGTGGTACACCGTGAAGCCTCGCGCTCGCAACGTTCGCAGAAGCGCCAAGCCACGATCAATAGGATCGCCAGCCTTGGCGACCATTGCCTCGTTCAGCGCCTCGGCGAGACGCCATGCCAACACGTTGTCGCAAGATGCGTCTAGCGGTTTCCCGAGTTTGTTGCTCATTTAGGCTCCTGTCTCCGTCACCGCCAAACTCGCCATAAGACAGCCTGCTATCCAATCGGCAAGCCGTCCGTTCTCCGTCAACGTCACGTCGTTTTGGGAGAGCCAATCGCCATCGAGCAGCACGTCAGTGCCACGCTGGAAGCCGCACGCCACTTCGAGCTTGAGCCGAAGCCATCGACGCTCTTGCGCGGACGGAACAATGCGTTTCTTTATTTACCTGTCTCCGGTGATCAAGGAGGGAGGCGGAGGCGTTAAACCCCCGCCGTCCATCTACTTGTCCGTTGTTGCGATCTTCACGGCGCACATCGCATTGGCCGCATTGCACGCCGCTTGCGAAAACCGCAGCGCATCCTCTGACTTCTCAGCCTTGGACGCCTTGTCGATCAACGCTTCCACTTCCTTGCTCTTGTCAGTCATCGGGTTCTAGCTCCGAATATGCCCACACTTTGTAAACGTGAGTGGCGGTGTGCGGGCGGCCCCGCTACCTCACGTGGTCTCCGTAATCAAGGAGGTCAATTCGTAGGCATTACGTCGCGTGAAAATTGCGCGCTGCCTGCCACGATTCGCCCGTCTCGCCGCTCTTTGTGACGTGCGCGACGATAGAGGCCCACTCGTTTTCAGGGATCGTGACTTCCGCTACAACCGGCGCGTCATCGTGCGCCGTGGCTCTCTTGCGAATACGAACCGCTCCGTCTTCCATGCGCTTGTAATACCAGCCGTCTACGTTGTGAAATTCACCAGTTTCCATATTGCTCCTTTGCCTGACCTTCTCTCGGTATCCGGCGTCTGACGGCGAGAGAGTTGAGGATTCGTTAGTGAAGTAGAACTTCAACAATTCCGCTCCGTCGCGCGTTGTTAACTCGTTCCACACGTCCTCTGGAGACGGCTTCGGCCACTGGATACGCGGATTCATGTGCAGCAGCACGTCCGCGATGAAACCTAGCTTGAAACCGGTAAACGCCTGCTCTTTTGTCGGCGCTCCCGAACAGTAGTCAATCTCTCGGCTTTGGATGCACCAGTGCTCGCCGTCAGGGAATAGCACCGCCACGATGCCTGAGAACAGCACTTGCTCGCCAAGTCGCACGCGATCTAAGTCCGCTTGGCTGACGATCTTCTGTGGCGGCTCCGGCGCGACGGGTGCGGCCTCACAGTCGTCTCTATGTGTCAGTGGGCCGTTGCACACCACCGCGCCACAGCAATGAACACGGTAGGTGCCATCGCTGTGATCTAAGTAGACCTGCGGCGGCGCGACGGGTGCGGCCTTGAGCTTCTCTAGCGTTCGCCGCGCGTAACACGACGGGCAAAAACTGGCCTCTTCGTCATCGCAGCAATTCACGCCGCGCACGTTACGACTCTCGCAGAATGTCATACCGATCACGCCAAGAGCAGCCTTTGATTGCGAGCGCTCCGGCTCCTGCGGCGGCTCCACGGGTGGGAGCACCGCGAGGCATACGTGTTCAGCTTTCTCGCGTGGCGTGTTACACACGTGCTGGCAGTCATGGCACACCCATTCGTACATCTCAGCCTGCTTTCCGTTCCGCCTGCGCGTGCCCCGCGGGCGTCACAGTAGCGTCCTCAGCATCATCGCCCACGCCTGCACCTCTTCGTTCAACCAACCGATTCCGGTAGATCCTTTGAACTTCTCGATCCGCGTCACGATCGGTTCGACGATCTCGCGGCGATGGCGCGCGGCATCGTGAGACGCATGATCCGCCTGCGACCAGCCGCACCGTCTACACGGATTCGGGAAGGTGCTGCCCCATTCGGGGTGCTTCGACTCCCAGCCTTGACGGCATGTGTCCGCGCTTTTCATCGCTTCACCCTTGTTTGCTCGTGCCCCGCGGGCGAGGACCGATCAGTCATGCCAGACGTTTCTTCTTGGCAATCAACGTGATGAACGCCTTGGCTCGCTTGACGGCTTCGGTCTTCGTGCGCGTCCAGCCATCTCGCGTCTCTGATCGGGTCTGGGTGCGCTTCGTAAATGACATGCGCCATCCGCGCAGCGATGACCATCCACCAGCCGCATCCAAGTAGGCCGACACCTCGCGCCTGCCATCTTTCGATTTCATCGTGAACGATTCACTCATCTAGCTCCCCTTGGTTGCTGGTAGTCACCGCTTCGTTTCTGATGCTCGCTTCCGCGTTCGCCGCTTTCTTTCGACGCTTCGCTTCATCCGACGCGCGCTTGCCAAGTCGGCCTGCTTCCCGCGCCTCTTCTAATGTCCACTTCCGCGCGGTGCCGTAATGGTGTGCGGCCTTACCGCCCTCGCTGGCGATCCGTCGCATCGTCTCGGTATCCACCGACGCAAAGCCGCGATTCTCAATCGCCATTACAGTGCGAACTCCGATTGCTGGTGACTGAAGTCGTACGCGCTCGGCGCGTTGACGCTCTCGACGCGCGAACGCATGAGTTGCGTCCGGCTTTCCTTCGTCGGTGGGGCGTATGGTCCGCGCCACGCCTGATCGATCCCGATGTTCCGGCCGATGTTCACGCTGTCGGCGGACGCAAACGGGAACCGCGAGAAGATGCCAGGGTCAAGCATTCGCAGGCCATGCAGGCGACAGATCGGCTGTCCGGCGTCATCGCACACAACGCGCATCGCGTGCCCCATCCGCTGCCACCATCGTGGCGTCCCGATCTGCGCGTAATCGCCGGAGCTGCCAAGGCAGACGCGCGGCCACTCTGAAGCCAGCCGTTCCAATCGTCCGAGCGATTCGTGAAGATGCCACACCGGAGCACCGAACCAACGCGGCAACGGCCATTCCGCCACGAGCGAATCGTTCTCGGCTTCCGTGCCGTCGATCACATCCGGCACGACGGCAAAATCGCACATGGGTAACTTCTTCGCGGAGGCAGCAAAGGTGTAATACGGCGTCCAGTCCTCAACGGGCTTCCCGCTACGCCACGCGGAATACGCGGCACAGTCAATCGCGAGCGACTGACACGCGGCCACGGCTAACCCGAGTTGCCCCGGATGCGCGAACGACACAAAGGCATGGCCTGCCCGGATCGCCACTTCAGCGGCGGTCGCTGGGGTGATCGGGAGGCCGTGGTAATGAATCATTTCAGCGCTTCCGCTCTGTCCGTTGGGCGGGTCATGGGGTGACACCCGCCTCCGAAGGTTCATTCGCAGTCTTCATCGCCAGCAAACGCACAGTCCCAATCGTGATATTCCTCGTTCAGCGCGCAATGACAGTACCGGCAGTGAGGGTCATCGACGCATTCCGGACACTGGCCGCCGTCGCACGCGAAGCACCAGTTCGCCTGATGGTCAACACAGAACCGATGCGCTGAGGCGTGCGCGTCGAACTCGTAGCACCACGGCCATCTTTCGCCGTCTTCTGCCTCAATCGGCTTCCACTCGCTCATACGCTTCCCTTCTGCTGCGGATACCGCTACTCCAGATCCTTCACGTCACCCCTGCCGTCGTTCAGCCACGCCTTGAGGCACCAGCACCGTACCGGCGCCTTTCGGTGTCTCAATCCACCCAGAGACGCATGAGCCGCAACTGCTGAACGGCTCCACGTAGTACTCCGGCTTAGCTCGCTTCACGCGCTTTCTTCGCATCAGCAAATAACTTCCCTAAGCAGTCCGCTTGCGTCTTGCACGGGGAATAGTGGCCGCGCTTACGAGGCTTCCGTCTCGTCACGTTTCGGATACTTCTGCGGCATGTTGTTCTTGTGCTCACACATCGCCCGGTGCGAACACTCCTCGATGTGCCGACACGTCCAAATGTCTCGCTCTGGCTGCGGTGCCGCGTGGCCCGCGCCTGCTGGCGCTCGTCCACCCCGGTCATTGCTCCGATTCAGCCAACCCACGAGAAACGCCGCCATGCCACGAGCCGTTTTGCGTCGGTCCAACTTCGCCCGCACCCACGCCAGCGCCTTGCGACACTCGGACTCCACGTTGATGCCCGGATAGCACGTCTGCCAGTCCGCCACCTGTGCGTCCGTCAATGCCCAAGTTCCTAACCCCTTGCCCACCGTTGGAAACTCGAGGACAACCGAGGCTGCCAGCGTCGTGCCGCGAGGCGGCTCGGCGCTAACGTTCTTCGCTGCGGGAGCGGGTGAGGGTGCGGGAGAGGGAGAGGGAGGGAGAACATCTCCGTCCTGGCTGTCCGAAGTCGGCGCCGTTTGGCGCCGTTCGGCGGACACAGGTTCGGATCGTTCCCGTCGCTCCATCTCTCGCTTCCGCCGCTTGGTCACGTAATCGGGCGCGTGATGCCACAGGTCATGTACCCGGTAGCGCAGTGGTCCGCCTGCCCCGTCAGCCGACACCGGCTCAAGAAAGCCGTGCCCTTCCGGTTGTCCAGCCGATACCAGCGCCGCCGCTACAATCCCCATCTCTCCAGTCCACCCGATTAAGTGGTCAATATCCTCAGCCGTTCCAACGTACTCATCGCCGCTCTCGTAACAGGACTCCCAAATCAACTCAAGGACGCCGCGAGCGATGACGGCTGACCCGAGTTGTTTGGCAAGCCGGCGAAACTTCCTGTGGTTCGTAAGCCCTGGTCTCGCCATCCGCCGCCGCCCTTACGCCCGTTTAACAAGCCTCGGCCTCATCGGATCCACTGGCATCGGCATGACCGCTGGAATCGGCTCTGCTTTTGGTCGCCAGTCGGTCTGATCCCAATTCCCCTTCCCGTGGTTGCAGACTTCGCACAGCACCTGAAGGTTGCTTTCATCAAGAGCCAACGCCGGAAACAATCGACGCGGCTTAATGTGATCAACGTGCATCCGAAGGCCATCCTTCGGGGTGGCTCCGCAGCACTCGCAGCGAGCGCCACGCTTTACTAAGACTTCCATCCGCAGACGGCGCCACTCATAACTCTCAAGGAACGCCAGCGAATTGACATCTGCCGTGACTGTGCTGGCGCTAGGCGCGAACTTCTGATTCGTGCCGGTTGTGGGGACAGGCGTCATCCCGCAATATCGGGCTAGGAGTTTGTATCCTTCGACCTTGCCGGCTGGCGCGGACACGCCCATCGACTTGGCAACTGCCTCAAAGACGACGCGCTTACCGCCACGGGTAGAACCAATACCCAACCGCCGACGGGCCATCGACAACAGGCGGGACTTAGAAACTGTCTGCTTATCCTTTTTCATGCGTCTCTTCGGAACTGTCCACCAGCGAAAGAATCTTCACCTCTTGCAGATTCACACGTCTTCCACACACTGAGCAGAGGAACAGATCCCAGGCATCAGGGATCAGATACTCGGTGGTGCAGAGACAGCGGATCGTGGTCATGCACTCTGCTCGCTGAATAACGGAGCTACTGAATTGATCCGCCGCTCCGAGATGTCGTGATACCCGAGATCGATCCCGATGAACTTCAGGCGCATCAGCTCGCAGACTTCCCCAACGGTGCCGCTCCCGGCGAACGGATCGAGCACACGGCACGGCTCTGCGCGCTGGTTTTTGCATTCACAAGATGGCTCCCATCGTTCACCGATACGCTTGCGCTGGTAGTTCGGCCGTCGCGTAGTGAAACCATCATCGCGGCCGTGGTCCTCTCCGGTGCGCACTCGAGCCGCTTCAAACTGCGCCTTGATCTCGTCTGGCATCGGCTCGTAATCGACGACGCGCACCCACGGTGCGCCACAAGTCACACAGGCGCCTTTCTGGCTCGTTCCGGCACGCAGGCATGGATCGACCAGGGCAGGCGGAAACGTCGCGAAATGGGCTTCGTGGTAGGGCTCCACGCCAATTGCCCAGACGGTGCGAAGGTTCCGCGTGCCGTCGTAACAGGCGTAACCGGCATCTACGCGATCTTGAAAGCTACCGCCCTGTCGCCGCTCCGTGCTGGCGGCGCGCACGCCTATAAGGTCCTTCTTGCGCGTCCCGCGCCGATTACCCTCGCGTTCACCTGATCCCTTGGCCGCGATGGTGCCAGCCGGATAGACGCCCTTTTCTTTCACGCCTTCGTGGTCGTAGAAGTACCGCTCGCTCTTGGTCAGCAGGAACACCTGCTCATGGCTCCGCGTCGGCCGATCCGTCACGGACTCCGGCATCACTGATCCCGCGTAGGACTCGCAGAAACTCAAGCCCTTGGCCCAGATGTTCTCGGCGCGCAGATACCAGCCATCGGCCCGTAGCGCGAACGCGAGCATCCACGGAATGCCCACGAGGTCCTTCGGCTTCAGCGACTTGTCGCGCAGACCGTAACCGCTCGGCATCTGAGGCCGCTGCGTCGTGCGCGGATAATCCGGTTTCTCGATACCGCTCGACGGGCCGGCGCCGCCGTTGTAGGCGTTGTAACAGTCGCCCATGTTTAGCCAGCACGTACCGTCAGCTCTGAGCACGCGCCGCACTTCGCGAAAGATCTCGACCAGATGCGCGATGAACAGATCCGGCGTTGGTTCCTGCCCGAGTTGCCCGCGCCATGCGCCACAGGTGCAGTACGCGCTCATCGGCGTTTCTCCCCGCGGTCCGCGGCCGACGCCGCCGTCTGACGAACCGGGCGATTCCACATCCGCGGACCGCGGCGCGCGCCGC